CAGTCTTTAATTCCCTTATGCTGCCGATGGATATAGATTCTCCAATGGGAGGAACTACATCAGCAGATTTCCAAAGAGCCACAAGAGAGTTGTGGATACAGGAACCAACTACCATAACAACCAAACAAATTGCATTTTATTTGTTTTGGGAATCAATAACTGCAATAGCTGGACTTAATGCAAGAGCTGGAACAGGTTCTTTTGTAGCTTATACTGATACTGTAGGAGCCTCTTTTGCAGGTAATAATGCCCTTATGTGCCGTAATGATTCAGCCTTTACATTGGCCAGAGGGAGAAATACATTATCGTTTGATATTTATAGAACAGATACTGCGGATCATGGATGGAATCTTTCTGGATTCTGGATTATAAACTATACTTCAGGAAAAGCAACTGCTGGTGTAGGGGCACACAACCAAACAATATTGCAGTCCTTAGCTCCTTACTCAACGGGTCCAGCAACAGTATATAGAAACGTAACCGCTATAGCTCCAACGCTACCAACAGGAAGCACATTTTTCACTGCCATAGGAACACAGTTAGAATATATCACTAATAGCACAGGCGCTCCTACAGGAATAGCAATTGATGGCAGAAATGACAATGATACGGAATGGGTTACTGTGTATCAAGATATTTCGCATACTGACCCTGAAGTTGGTATAAGATACTGCTATTCACAAGTTAGGGCGCTTTTTAAAAGATGGACAGGTGACACAGACTCTGACAGATTGAACTTATCTACTGCAAGGAAATACAGATTAGTGCAAGGAGGAAATATAGCAGCACTGCATAACTTAAATTTACTGTTTACTGCTCATCAGATTGAGAAAACAGTTTCAGGCGAAATCACAGGATCATCTGGAGGCACTGTTACTATTGACTTACATAGAGCATCTTCAGGAGAAAAGATTCTTACTACTTCAAGGGTAGGTAATGGAACATATTCATTCACATGGTTTGATGATACCGAAGAAGTTTACGTTGTTGCAAGAGAAAGCGGAACTTTATTAGGAAGGTCTGATAACGGAACTGCCACATAATGCCATTTCCAGATATACTACTATATGACAATGGTACTGGCACGTTTGATGTTGCTCTTGCTACATCAGCCACATCCTCTTTTGGAGGAATCCTAAAATGTTGGAATGGTGCTACCTGGGTAAAATCTTGTATGGCTGTTACTATGTCTGCAGGACTTTATGATAAGCCATTAAAGGTATACAAAGCAGGAAGTTGGCAATTAGTAGATAAAAATGATTGTATTACAGGTATCACACAAGTACAAAAGAAGAGTTATTTTTCTACTGCCGATGCAGATACACATACAATTGTTTTAGATAGTACGCCAGTAGAAGGGAATCTATTGGTGATGTCCATTAGTTCGGATTGGTACGTAAACTCTGTTTCCGGATGGACTGCTGGACCTACGGTGGCAGAGAACGGTGTAGGTAGTATGTTTTGGAAGATTGCAGGAGCATCAGAACCTACTTCTATTGCTGTTACGCAGGTAAATGGATCAGACGTTCCAACTTCTGGTCCAATGTGTATAGGTGTGCTTGAATATTCAGGAATAGCTACATCTAGCCCGGTTGACCAAGAAAACTTTAATGATGCCGATAGTTCTCCTCTTGGATCAGGTGCAATTACCACTACCCAGGCTGATGAACTGATTGTTGCTGCTGCTTGTTTTTATTCTGACACAGACACTTCTATAACCGGATGGAGCAATTCATTTACGCAAGAGATGCGTGTAATAGCAACGGCTGGTGCATTGCTTAGTCTTGGTGTTGCTACAAGGATTGTAACGGCTACAGGAACGTATTCTACAGAAGCAACAGCAGTAAATGCAGCAACAGCTACGCACGTAGGTCTTATAATGTCGTTTAAGAAAGCGTAAACAATATTTTCTATATAGTTCTAAGAAGAATGAGATACCTTTATGCGAATTATTTGTATAAGTAATTAATAAAATTTCAGATAAAGAAAAGTTTAATGATTTTTTCATATATTTATATATACACATTTAAAAAACTCTGAATTATGCATGTAGTAATATTAGTTACCGGATTTGTACTTATAATTGGAGTGGTTCTCTATTTAGGAACTCGTCCATCCAAAAAAGTATCCTCTAGTGGAGGAGGTGGGGGGTCAGATCAGACACCTAAACCGAATATTCCTATAGAAAAGGAGGCTCCTACACCCGTAGATGTCAAAAAAGAGTTTGAAAGTGTAATAGCTGCTTCGGGTGACTGGAACTCAGGAATAATAGGTGAGGCTATGCTATCTCCAGAGTCTGCTGTAACCCTTCCAGAAGTTACTCCGACTCCAGTAAAGAAAAAAAAGTCTCCAACTAAGAAAAAAGTAGTTGTAAATAAAGAATTAAAAAATAAGAAATAGTGTTTGGGAAGATAGGGGAAATAGCTGAATCCTGGATTATTGCAGCTAACCCGACAGATGAACAGAAAGAAAAAGCAGAAAAAAGGATTGCTATTTGTGGTGAGTGTGAATTTAGTAGGTATAACGCCTCATTCGATTATCACTATTGCGGAGCTTGTGGATGCCCTTTAAGCAAGAAAGTATTCTCCCCTCTACCAGGAGAGGAGGCTTGCCCACATCAAAAATGGCCTGATTAAAAAATATACGTTATGGACGAAGAACAAAAAATATCTGAAAAAGAACTAGAAGATCTTAAAGAGTTAAATTCCAAATATAGTTCTCTATTGATGGACATAGGAGAGTGTATGATATATCTAGAAGAGCTTAGACAGAAGGTTAAAAAAGCTGAAGAAGACAGAAATACTCTTTTAAATGACTATCAAACTATAAAGAATAAGTCAGAAGAATTTACTAAGACTTTGATAGATAAGTACGGACAAGGTAGAATAAGCCTGGAAACTGGAAAAATAGAGCTTATATAATAGCTGTCTAATGTTGTTTTGAGAAAATTTTTTGATATTTATTGATGTACCAAGAACCATTATTTCTCAAATAACATAGAAAATGACAGAAAAAATCCTATCTGCAGGAGTCTACTCCGTTGAAAATGATCAATCCTTTTATACCCAGGGAAACTCTACTACAGGATTAGCTGTATTAGGACCAACTGAAAAAGGGGCTGCATTCGTTCCAACTGATGTGACAAGCTATTCTCAATATACGGCTATATTCGGAGCAGATTCAAAATCTAACTACACAGCCCAAACAGCATACAACTACTTACAAGCAGGGAATACTGTTAAAGTTACCAGGATATTGGGTAATGGAGGTTGGCAGTTCACAAGTGTGAAAAGGCTTGCTGCTATTACTAGCGGTTCTACCATATTAGCAGTCCTGCACCCGACACAAAATAGCAATGTAAATACCTCTTTCAGCGGTTCTTATACTGCCATAGGGGGTACATTTAGTTCTTTCAGTTTGCATGTAACAGGATCTCCGCACATATCTAATATAGCTTTGAGTTCTTCTTTGGATCCTACCTCAGATGTATATATTTCTAAGATATTTGGAAATGATGTATCTTACCAAACTGGATCTATATTCCCGTATCTCTTATTTAATAACGCAATAACAGGAAGTGGAGCGCTTAGCGTAACATCTTCTATTGCTGGTAATCTTTTATTCACCGTATCAAATTGTACTTTCACAAGTTCATTTGTAGGTGGATACAACCATGCAGCTACACCATGGGTTGTTGCTGATAGTGGAGTGAGATTATTTAGATTCCATCATCTTTCAGACGGTACTAAGACTAACAAAGACATTAAAGTGTCTTTTAACAGAATCACTAAAGGATCTGATTCTAATACATACTCTTCTTTCGATATCTACGTAAGGGCCTGGAACGATGTTGATAGGTTCCCTTCTATCATAGAGCAGTATTTGAATGTATCCATGGATCCAAATTCAGCTAACTTTATCTTGAAAGCAATAGGAACTAAGTACAGTGAGTATAGCGATGTTCAAGGAAAGGTAGTAGAGTATGGAGATTATCCAAACATATCCAAATACATAAGAGTAGAAGCAACCGATGGTGTTGCTGGTGGATCAACTCACCCTCAACTGTATCCAAATGGATATGAGTCTCTTTATGAGACAGTAGCTGGTTTCTACGAAGTGTATCTTCCAGCAGCTGCTAACATAAGCAGCAATACCGGATCAGTTGTTTATTCCGGATTTGATTATGGAAATATAGATAACTTAAATTATCTTAATCCTGTTCCTAGTGAAGCGATCACCGGGTCCAATGCCAACTTTACCAAACCTACTAACGATAATAAATTTACAATACCGTTCCAAGGTGGTTCTGATGGAATGAATCCAATCACTATAAAGAAACTTGGAGTTAATATCTCTGCAGACGGTACCAACGTATTCGGTTTCGATCTGTCAAGCGACACAGCTCCTGGATATGCCTCTTACAAAAAAGCTCTGGATATCTTAAACAATGCTGAAGAATATCAGTTCGATCTGTTAGTTCTTCCTGGTGTTTTAGAAGAGTATCATGCAGCTGTAACAGCATATGCTCAGACTACCGCTGAAGAGCGTACAGACTGCGTATATCTGAGGGATCTTACTTCAATGAATGCAACTATAGCCACTGCAGTAGCAACGGCTGCTGGCCTTGATTCTAGCTACAGTGCGGTTTACTACCCATGGATTAAAGTAAGGGATCTTGGAAGTTCAAGAGACATCCTAGTACCTCCATCAGTAGTTGTTCCGGAAGGATATGCTTATAATGATAGAGTGGCTGCTGAATGGTTTGCTCCTGCTGGTCTTCAACGTGGTGTTCTTGGTGCGATAGACACTAGGGTTAGGCTGAGTAAAGCAGACAGAGATGCTCTTTATAATGCCAGGATCAATCCAATTGCTAAGTTTCCAAACACTGGTGTAGTAATATGGGGACAAAAAACTCTACAAGTTAGGGATACTGCCTTGAACCGTATAAATGTTCGTAGGCTCTTAATAAACCTTAGGGGGTATATCGGAGGAATTGCTAAAAACTTTGTATTCGAAAACAATACGGTAGAGACCAGGAATAAGTTGGTCAACCAGATAGTTCCTTATATGGAAGATGTTCAATCTCGTCAAGGATTGTATGCTTTCAGAGTTGTAATTGATGAGTCTTTAAACACAAATGATGTAATAGACCGGAACCAGTTGATAGGTAAGATTTATATCTCACCAGCTAAATCCATAGAGTTTATACTTCTTGAGTTTAATGTAACAGCTACAGGAGCGGTTTTTCAATAATCTAATATTTATTAATAGAAATAAATTAACGTAAAATGCCTATACTTTCTACAGACCAGATGCTCGGTACAATGTTTGAACCTATCCTACAACATAGGTTTGTAATGTCTATCGATGGCATTCCGGCATATCTCATAAAAAAAATAAGCGGAATCGGCTTTGATGATGGTGAGGTAATTATCGACCATATTAACAGTTACATAAAGTTTAGGCAAAAGCGTAGGTGGAATGACCTTACTCTTAGCCTTTATAACCCAGTAAGTCCTAGTGGAGCCCAGGCAGTTATGGAATGGGCCAGGTTGGGATACGAAACTGTAACAGGTAGAGCAGGGTATGGTGACTTCTATTGGAAGGATATTACCTTTAATGCTATTGATCCGGTTGGTAACACAGTGAATGAGTGGGTAATAAAGAAAGCCTTCATTAAGAATGTGGCAAACTTTGGAGATTGGGATTGGTCAGCTTCTGAGTACACTACTATCGAAATGACACTTGGAAATTCTGGAATGATCCTAAACTACTAATAACCAATGTCTTAAATTAATAACAAAATCCTCACTACAAAGTGGGGATTTTTATTTTGTATATACTCTATTTATATTTACCATGACCAAATCATCCTTATATTTCATAGACCATGTTAAATCTGAGTGTAGGGATTACGGAGTAGTCTGCGATCTAAGAAATACGAGTTATGTAATTGTATCAGACAATATAAAAGCTTCAGGGTATTTTGACGAGGAGGTACCTGCTTTGGTCTGTTCTATGAAAAAATCCATAGCTATAGAAATTTTAGCTCATGAATTTGGGCATTTTACCCAATGGAGGGATCAGACTGAATTATGGATAAATGCAAATAAGAGTGTTGGATTTGTTGATAGTTGGTTAGCTGGTGAAGAGGTAGATAATATTGCTACTCATATGGCCCGGGTTAGGGATATGGAACTGGATAATGAGAAAAGAACGGTTAAACTTATAAAGAAATTCTCATTACCAATAGATATTGCTGCATATACCAGGAAAGCTAACACCTATATTCAATTCTATAACTACTTACTCACTTCAAGAAAATGGTCTTCTCCATTGAACACTCCATACAATAATCATGTTCTGGTCAATGCTATGCCAAGCAAGTTTAGTATGAATTATCAAAAGCTGGCTAAAAAATATGAAAAGCTTTTTATTGAGCAGGGATTATGATATTTATAGTATATAATACTTTCAACACATGAAACAACTCCCTAAGTTAGATAAGCTTATCAGCAAGATGATAAAAGAAGAATTTGGAAAAATTAGCGAGCTTAGCCCAGAATTAAGATATAAGGCTTTTGATAAAGCCAGAGATGCTTTTGATAAGTCTGATGATGATGCAACTAAGACCAAACGTATGAGTCAGGCACATACATTTGTAAAGAATATATCTCCTGATGTTAAAAACGAAGCGGATAGAGTAGCTAAGCTTATAGATAAAAATTTCATAGCATCCATAGAAAAAGGAGATCGGGGAAAACCGGACGGAATGGATGCACAGATAATTTTTCACACCCCCAGGGATCCTAAAAGTAAGAAAATAAAATATTATATAAGCAAAGAAAAATCTTTTAGAGTAGATGTAGAGCCTGATCAAGAATTTGGACCTCTTCCAGAAAATGCTCAAAGAGCATTAGAAAGGCTTATAAGAACTATAAGGGAGAAAGAGTTACCTAAATTAGATGGAGAAAAGAAAACGCTGCCTATAAAAGAAGAAAAAAATCCTGATCTAAAGAAAGCCATTGAAGCAGCTAAGAGGATTAGCCAGGAAAAGGGTATAGTTACCCATGTAGTTAAATCTCAGAAAGGTAAAGACAGTCCATTTGGAGACTATACTGTAACAAATAAGCCAGATCCTAATGGGTCATTAGTGACTTTTAAAGCAGGTAATCGTGTAGACGAGGAGGATAAAGAAGTAGTAACCACCGATGGTACCTCAAAAACAGCCACTTCTCAACAAAAGCAATCAATATCTAAAGCAAAAGCCGGGGATACTATAAAATATCGTAAGTCTGGTACTATTCCATCAACAAGTTCTTTAGAAGAAGCAGATGAACTGGAACCTACCACTGAAGAGGATGCAGTACAATCTCCTAAAGCTACAGACTTATCTGGACAAGTGTCAGAGATCCTGGATAAGCTTAATGCCATCTCTGAAGCCCCTAGGGACAATAAATACAAGAAGCATGCAGATAAGGCTATAAAATATATGGAAGCTGCTAAAACGGCCCTAGAGGGTCTGACTGCACATGAAGTAATGCTGGAAGAAAAAGAAAAAGCGGTCCAGATGAAGGATGGTGAATCCAACCTTAAGAATATACGTAAACATCTGGGAAAAGTGATAAAAGATAAGGACTCCATTGAGAAGATAATGAAAAAAATGCCAATAGAGAAAGTCCTTCAGCTTAAAGACAAGTCTGCAGGAGAGATAGATGAAGAGAAAATTGCAAAAGCTATGCTTAATGTAGCCCTGAGAGAGGGATTCACTAAGTAAAATATCCTGCTACCATAGGAAAAACAATTAAACCTACCTTAAAAAAGTAGGTTTTTTTGTGCAAAAAGTAAAATCTATATATTTATATATACAAAACAAAGTTTATGAACGATCAGCAAGTATTTAAAACTCCAACTCAACCTTTAGACCTACCTTCTAAAGGCCTTCTTTACCCAGAAACAAGTCCACTATCCTCCGGAATAGTAGATTTATACCTTCCCACAGCCCTTCATGAGGACATTCTTACCAATAGGAACTACATACAGCAAGGCGTAGTCCTTGATAAGTTCCTGCAGTCTATAATTGCTAGTAAAGTCAATTATGATGAACTCCTTGTAGGTGACAAAAATGCTATTTTAGTAGGTGCCAGGATACTTGCCTACGGGTCTAAGTACACTTTTAAGTATATTGACCCGGTAACAAAGGTTCAAGAAGATGTAACAGTGGACCTGGCAGATTTAAAAGACAAAGAAGTTGACTGGAGCCTGTTTACAAAAGGTGTAAATGAGTTTGATTTCCTTCTCCCCATGTCTAAAGCTACCATTACCTTTAAACTTTTGAGCCACAAAGACGAAAATAACATAGAAGGTGAGCTTAAAGGACTGCAGAAGATAAATAAAAATGTAACTTCCGACATAACTGTGAGGTTATATCACACTATTGTTGCTGTGAATGGTAACAGGGACCAAAAACAGATAAGGGACTTTGTCAAAGCCATGCCAATGAGAGATTCTCAGGAACTCAGAAAGTATATGTCAACTATTTCTCCGGATATAGATATGAAGTTTGATTTTGTTAGAGGTAATGGAGAGGTGGTGGAGGGCCTGACTTTACCGATGACGGTTGACTTTTTTTGGCCTGAGCTTTGAGTATAGGAGTTTAATGTTCGATGAGGTATTATGGCTTGCTATGAACTCTGAAGGAGGAATATCTTATTCAGAGGCTTATCACATGCCCATAGCTTATAGGGCATTCAACGTAAAGAAGATATCAGATATTAACCTACGAAGAAAGGAAGAGGTAGAAAAGGCTAAAAATGGTGGCACATCTCTATCCATGGCTGATCTTTCCAAGAGAAAAGAGGATTTACCGGACTTCACAAGCCCAAGAGCTGCTAAAAAATAGCAGCTTTTGATATTTATATCAAAGCAAGTAAGGGATGACTGAACAAGAAAAGGAATATCAAAGGCTAAACGAACTATCAAGCGAAATATCTCAAAATATAGCTGCCTTAAGAGAGGATTTTGCTGAGACGGCTGATAATGCCAGACTTCTAACAACTGCAATGGTAGAGTTTAGGAGGAGTATGGGACGAGCCCAGGAGATTGCAACTGGCATCAAAAACACTTCTGAAAATATTCTTGCTATAAATACCCGGTTAGGAGAATCCTATGTAAAGCAGAACAGATTAAACGAACTTATAAAAGAAACTGAGGTTCAAAGGAAAAGAATAGTTGAGGCTAGAGAAAGTGCTACTAAGAAAAATGAGGAACTTCAAGAAAAGTCCATGGATACTATGGTAGCTCAGTTTAAACAACTAGCCAGAGCCCATAATGACAAAAATGCTTTATTGTTAAATGATGCAGAGATAGTGGATAGACTCAATTCTGAATATCAAGAAACTATTAACTTCTTAGATGCTCAACAGGAAGCTGTTAAACTTAATAGAGCTGCATTAGAAAGAATGCTAGGATCACTTGATAAGTTCAATAGAAAAGCAACTATAGCTCAAAATGAGACTAAAGCACTCTCCGGATTATTAAATTCTCTATCTAAAATACCAATCTTAGGACACTTTATAGATTTAGAAAGAGCAGCAGAGAGCGCCAAAAAAGGGTGGATATCTTTAATAAAAGATCTAAGGGACCAGGGGAAAGAAACTGGCGGAAATAAAATAATAGCTGGATTTATAGCTTATCAATTATGGGGTAAGGTCATAGACCTTATAAAAAAAGGTATTACTTTAACTATAGAGTTTGATAAGGGAGTTACTAGCATGGGAAATACCATGGCTCTTACTAAAGAAAGTGCTCGTGGTATAAATTCTACCTTTTATGAAATATCACAAGCTGGAAGAGACTTCACTGGAATATTAGATAAGTCTTTTATAAGTATGAAGAACATGTCAGAAGCCCTGGCATCCATTCAAGAATCTCTAGGAGTATCTGCAATGTTGTCGGATGAAATGATCCAGAATCAGATTGTCATGACAAAGCAAATGGGTTTAAGCGCTGATGAAGCAGCTGGTATTCAGAAATTTGCTGTGTTAACAGGAGACTCTGCTAAAAGTATTCTTGATACCTCTTTAAAACAAAACAAATCTTTTCTCTCTAATAAAAAAATTATAGCAGAAATAGCTAAAGTTAATTCTGAGATATCCACTGCGTATAAAAATCAACCAGAACTTATAGCTAAAGCTGTCGTACAAGCTCAGAAACTTGGTATGACTCTGGATGATACTAGAAAGATAGCTGACAGTTTGTTGGAGTTTGAAAGTTCTATAGAAGGAGAATTAAAATCTGAGTTACTACTTGGAAAACAATTAAATTTTGAGAAGGCTAGGTTATTAGCATTGAACGGAGACTCTGCTGCTGCAGCTGCCGATGTAGTAAAACAGGCAGGAGGTCTTAATGAACTGACAAAATTAAATGTTATTTCAAGAAAAGCCCTTGCTGAATCTATAGGATTATCTGCTGAAGAGTTAACAAAATTTGCACAACAAGAAGAAGTAGTTAGAAAATTAGGATTTGCTAATAAAGAAGAGTTGGAGAAAAGATATAATGTTCTAAAAAGTATGGGAGAAGATGCTCAAGCTGAGGCATTAAGGAAAGATATAGAAAAACAAAAGAATGGTCAAATACTTGCTCAAGATATAGCCAGGGCTTCACTAGCTGCCAGGTTTGAAGAAGCTATGAATAGGATAAAAGAAGTATTCATAAGGATGTCAGGACCTTTAACCAAGATATTGGAGTTTGTTGCTGGAATATTAGAGCATACTGCTGCTTTAAAAGTTGCCTTAGTTGGAGTTGTAAGTCTTTTAGTTGCTGCAGCTGTAGCAATGACTGCTATAACTGGAGGAGCTAACCTAGCTGCTGCAGCAACTTTGGGAGCCGTAGGAGGTGGAATTGCAGCACTAGGATTAGGAACAGCTGCAGCAGTTAGTGATTCAGCAATCGCTCCTAATGGACAGATAATGATATCTACTCCTAAAGGGGGTATAGTTCCAGATAAGAATGACTACGTATATACTAGTACTGCTCCCCCATCTCAAATGCTTTCCGGAAACGGGGGTAATGACAATAGTGGTCTTGAGCAAAAATTTGATCAACTTATTTCTGCTGTTGAGAAGAGTAAAGGGGTTTATTTAGACTCCAATTTAGTTGGATCCACTCTAGGAACCTCACGTACTTTGTTTGCGTAGCATATTTATATAAAATAGAAAACAATTATGGCACTAAGAGATTTAAAATCAAAAATGGCTTACCCGGACGGAAGGCCTAATAATTTCGAACTGGGAGCTGGCTCAACTTTGCACTTTACATCTTCTACTAATGGAAAACCTCCTTTTAGTAGCTATGCTAGTGCTTACTTGAGAAGGCAACGTCCAGTTAATGAGAAATTGACTTTTCCTGAGAATCCATCTAAGTATTTGGACAACCTTCCTACATAATGCCGTCACTAAGAGATTTAGCTAACAATCTAGCCACTTTTGATTATTATAGTGGGCCGGGAAACTTTACTCAAAATAAAATAGGGTATGGTTCCGAGAAGCCTCTTATAACCACTCCTCCAGGATTTAGATGGAGTCCTTCTAATTTTGATGATGGATTTCTTCAATTCGGAGCAGCTACAATAGCTACTAGATCAGCAGCAGATGTTCTTAGAATAGGAAAATTCCTTACCAGCACTATCAGTGGACCATTGTTTATGGTTAAGCAGATAGGACTTCAAAAGAGTAATGTAAGGTTAGAACATAACGGAGAATCAACTGATAGCAATAAAGAAAAATTTGGATCCACTAGAGTATGGAGTCCGCTACCCTTGCTTGCTCAAGTAGCTGGATCAGGTATTGGTGCCAGGTTTATGAGGCATGGAGAGTTCCCCGGAGTATCTAATACAAGCGATTACTCTAACTATGTCATAGTAAAAGATCGTGAGGGTGGAAATAGATTGGTTACATTGTCCAGAGCGCTTAGTTCTGACTATTCTGGAGGAGATATGAGGAAGAGCCAGAGAAACTATGTACTAAAGTATAAAGGGGGCCCAGGGTCTTTATATGGGCTAGGGGATACTACCATAGGAAGATATGGGAATACTTTAAATGCTGGAAATAGAGTAGTTGATTTCTTGGACGATTATAATTCTAAGGATGTGGCAGGAAGCAGGTTCGTTGCTATACCAACAAAAAACTTAATAACTCCGGTTGTGGAAGACTCCCAAAGTTCCATGGCTGTAAAATTCTACTATAATTCTGATGTACCCGGGCAAGGGTACTATGAGTTTGGAGAAAAAAGTGATTTTAGGGGCTACAAAAATAAACTTAAAACACTGGTACCTGGAAATGTTCTACCAGTAACAAACTATAAAAAGCTTAACTTAGAGAATAGGTTGGGCATAGCTAAGAATAGAAAGAGTCTTTATGAGAGGGTAGATTACACCAGTAATGTATCTAACACTCATGATAGAGTTAATGCTCTTAGTCTGTATTATAGCGATAAACCTAATCCTGATTTTGGCACAGTTAAGGATTTTAATGGTAATGATGTAGGGTACAATCCGGATGATAATGGAAATAATGTTACGGCTATTCGTGACATGATAAAATTTAGGATAAAATCCATAGATAATGACAACCCAACAAAAGGTGTTTACATGGTATTTAGATCCTACATCAACACTATAAAAAGATCTTTTACTTCCAAGTGGAAAGATTACTCTTATATGGGAAGGGGAGAAAATTTTTACTTATATGATGGGTTTGCTGAATCTTTCCATATAAATTTTACTATAGCTGCATCCAGTAGATTTGAGATGAAATCAATTTATCAAAAATTGAATTACTTGATATCCACTTTGACACCTGATTACAATTCTTTAGGTAGGATGAGAGGAAATTTATCCGAACTTACTGTAGGTAATTTTCTATTATATCAGCCTGGAGTAATAACTTCTTTAGATATGATAATAGATGAGGACAGTAATTGGGATATAGCTATAGATGAGTATGAAGATGGTAATGATAAGGATATGCATGAGCTACCTCAATTAATAAAATGTAGCATGACATTCATTCCTATATACAACTTCTTACCTAGGAAATCTGCACAGTCTCCTTTTATTGGAATAGATTATTTTCCAAAAATAAAAGAGGGACAAAAATGGCTTAGTAAAGGAACTATGCCAAATGCTGAGAAAAAAGAATTAAAGGAATCAGTACCTGCTCCTGAGCCAATAAAGAAAAAACCTAAATGGTCTCTATCGGTACCAGAACCAGAAAAATCTGATAATTTTGGAAAGACAGCTACCAGTGATTTCTCGTATACTAGAGAACCTGAATAAATAACAATATGAGATACGATAATATAAACATATTAAAAGATTTTAAAACAGGAAAAAGATACTACAGGGGTTCTAAGTATCCGGCTGTTCCATATAGGGATGAAGATATTTACATCATAACAGTATATGGTGATAGGCTGGACATAATATCTTTTGACTATTATGGTACTGTTGATGATTATTGGATATTGATAGCCGCTAATAATCTTCCTGGGGATAGTATGTTTGTACAACCTGGAACACAATTAAGAATACCATCCAACACAGCAGAATTAAAAGCACAATACGATGCTCTTAACACAATATAATGTTATATTAAAATGTCTATATTTAAACAAACTTTTAAACCACATTTACAGAAGCAGATAAAGGCAAGGCAGAAACTACTGTCTTACAAAGAAGGGGCTAATGGAGCAAGGCCTATAGATCTGCAAATGTATACATCTGCTAAATCTCCATGGGTAAAAATGACTTCCTTGGTAGACTATAAGGGAGATCAGACATTAGCTAGAAACTATATATTATTTGGTGGTACCCTTTACCCTGATCCAGCAAGTCCTAAAGATGCTTTAAAAAATAAATTGCGTAGCGGTGTAAGTGTTAAAGGTGGATCTTATGGCACTAATTTAGGAAGTGGTCAATATGGTATACGTCCTATGCCGGGTATTTCTCACGTAGACATAAAATCAAAAGGGGCTTATGGATCTTTGAGAGAAGCTACTATAACATATTATGCCTGGGACGTAAAACAGCTAGAGAATTTATTCATTCTTTTTATGAAGCCTGGATATCATGTAATTCTTGAGTGGGGATGGTCTATGTATTTGAATAGCGATACTGGCAAAGTTATAGATGGTGATTTCAAGACTTTAGATTGTTTCGATCCAACTATAACCATAGAAGGGATATACTCTAATTTAGCAAAGTATAATGAAAGGTACCAGGGAAACTATGAAGGAATGTTAGGTACCATAAAAAACTTTAGTTACACAATGTTACCTAATGGAGGATTCGAATGTACAACCGTTTTAATAAGTATAGGTGATGTTATAGAAAGTATAAAGATGAATGCCGAGAAAGGTGTCATCATAAAGAAGCAAGAAGTAGGAACAACAAATGATCTTGTTAGAGATCTGCAAGACAAGAAAGATGAGTTTGAACTACTTATGGGAGCGCTAGCTAATGGAGGAGTATCTAGTACAAACACTTCAGATGCATTAATACAGCAGATAGATAAAAAAATACCAATTGGGAGTTTATCAATAATAGATAAGGATATAAAATATTTTGGTACTTTTAACTCAACAGTAAACCCTACGCTAGATTATACTGCAAATCTAAGTAGTAAGACCTATATACAGTTTGCTTATTTTATTCATATCCTTAATGAGTTCACCAACATTTTCCTGGATAAAGGACAAAAGCTGGTGGAGTTTGAAATACCCCATCCTAAAATAACCAATAATTTAGGAAATGGACTTTGCATAGCATCTTATAACTCTATGACAATAGATAACTCTGTATGTGTAATTCAGAATAGTTCTGCTAATTTGTTAGGAGCTAACGGGTACTCACCGGAAGTGATATCATTAACTAATGCATATCCTACTCAAAATAAAATGGATGAATACCTATATAAAAATACTAATTTTGGAATCATAGGAAATATCTACATAAACATAGGTAAGATATTAGATATCTATAAAATAGAGCATAAGGCTAGTAATGGTGGAGTTAGTGTGGCAAAATTTTTAAGAGCTTTATTGCAAGATATATCTTATACTCTAGGCTCTATAAACTCTTTTGATTTATCTGTTAATGATAACAGATGCGCTATAATAGATAAGCACTATGTAGAGTTAGAGGAAGATAGTGAGTATGGTAGTAAGTTTAATTTGAGTATAGGTGGAATAGATACCACTGTGAGAAGGCATAATCTCACATCCAGAATATTTCAAGAGCAAGCTACTATGATAGCTATTGCTGCTCAGTCAAGAGAGAACATAGCCTCTCTCCAATCTTCTACAAATGTTTTCATGAATAAAAACATAGAGGATAGACTGTATAGGATTTCTGGAGAATCTAGAGAATCATTGGATAATTTAGAGGCCCAGGAAAAGAAAATATTCCTCGGTAATATAAGAGTGCTTCTTACTTATGTTAAGCAGTACGTAATGACTGGTAAATCTTTTACCAATTCTGAAGTATCTGTGGGGGCTCTTAATACCTTTTTAAATACTCTCTTAGTACGGATAGATAAAGGGACTAACTATAAAGCAATTATACCATTGTTTTTAGAAATAGAAATGGATGGTTTAGGAGGAGTAACCATAGGAGAAATATTTACTATAGATAAAGATATGCTACCTGCAGAATATAATAACAAAGCAGTTGGATTTATAGTAACAGGAATATCACAAGCTATAAGCAGACCTGATTGGACTACTACATTAGTAACTCAATTTTGTTTACTAGATCAGCTGGAAAGACAGAAAGAGACTAGGAAATCTGTAAGATCGTTTACTAAAGAATTAGATGAGGAAGTTTCTAATGAGAAAAGTTCTGTTTATAACAGCGTTATTAACTACAACATTTTAATAGCTTTTTTACATGACTTTTTTAAAGATCAGTTTGATATAAAGTCGTATGAGCAAGATACAGCAGAGCTACTATACTCTAGTAGAGGGGGACGGTTACGGGCTATGAAAGCAATGTTTGATCAATTTAAAGGGGACATAGGAGTTGCTTTTTCTTACATGAAAAAAGAGATGATAGGTAGGGCAACTTATACAGGAACTCAGCAAAAAGCTTTTGGTAGGAATACAAAAAAATCTATGAAGGATCCTACACAATTGTCTACTTATCTAGACATAACTACTTTTAGTTCTCCAGCAACCCAAATACCTTCTGAGCAAACAGGAGTAATCCAGGCTCCGTCTGTTGTAGGAGATATAAAGGGGAATGTTATAAAATACCTAGATTATATAATTTCAAATAATCCGTATTACCGTGATATGGATCACCCAGAGATAAAAAGGTATTTTGATAACGCTTTTTCTGGAATCAAAGCAAAATACATGGAAGGGTCTACAGTAGTACAAGATATAGTCGGGGCTCTTTTAAGTGGAAATACCAGTAATATACTTTCTAGTATAGTGCCTAGTGTAATAGATGGTGGGTATCAGGTTCCTTATTATAACCCTGAAGCTTATAATGAGTACGGTATTTTGGACCCTGCAAAATTAAATAGTGGTGTGAGTTTATCCTTTACTTTTGATAAAGCGTTTAAAAAATAATGTATTACCCTAAGTCAGAAATAACCTCAAATTTATACACAAGTACCGGGGAGTTCATTTATAAGGAAACTCACCAGACTTACAGAGGTCCTTACTATGCCACTACTGATGGAAAGTACTATACTGGGAAAGACTATTCCCCCCAGGCCAGGGAAATAGTAAAGCTCACTATAAAAGACAGGGGAAATTTATCAAAAATAACCGGACAGTATTATCCAACTCCCACAGAAAAGGATTATGAGGCAGGGTACATATATAGATATTTCTCTAAACGGGTGAACGGGGACGTATACAGTATTAGAGAATTGTCTAAGGAAGACAGTAAAAGATTGGAACAGAACCCTTTATACTTAGTAAAAGAGATAAAATGGAAGATATCCGGAGACGGATCTGATAACAAAAATGTTATAAATTCCTTAAAAAAAGAAATACCTGGGGTAGAAAATTTTTTGACAAATATTAGGCAATACATAAAATAGCCCTATCTTTGTTTCAAACAATGCCATAATTGTATTACATAATCGAGACTGAAGAACAGCTTAGTAAATACTGTCAATACGACTTATCGCAATGTTATGTAGATGTAGTCCCATACAATGATCATTACCACAATGCCATATCCCCGGCAAGCTTAGTTTATATAAGGCCTTTCAGGTCTAGGGCTGGATTTATACTACCCATAAACCATTCTGAGACACTTTCCCTTTCGTATTCCTCTATAGCCAATGTAGTGAATGAATTAATAGGAAAGGTATATGCAGTAAATGCTAAAAGATTAAAATACTACTTTAGAAGAAAGGGCCCACTATATTGTTTAAGGACGGGGCTATTTCTAACCAAAGGGGTTTCTTTAGATGAATCTGATTATAACACTAATTCTCATAGATTCTTTTATTCTAAGTACGGCAACTTAGAAGATGTCAATAAAATAATACCTGTATCAAAGCATTATGAGAAATTGGAAAAGATGATCTCTCTTTTTAAAAATCCAGAAAAACTAATAAATACTGCAGGGTATGATACATATGGAGAACTGGCTACTAAAATATTCCATTATATAGAGAAGACAGGCATAAGTATAGATCAGAAAGAATTCGACAAGCATTTTTCCCCTAGAATAAAGGATGCATCCATAAAAGACGGTAAGATATATAGCCAATACAATATGCAAACGGCTACCGGGAGACCCTCTGATTCCTTTAATGGCATTAACTTCGCTGCTTTAAAAAAAGAAGACGGTTCCAGGAAAGCTATAATCCCTTCCAACGATTTCCTAGTTGAGTTTGATTATTCGTCTTATCACCTTAGAATATTATGCAATTTAATAAACTATACTTTCGGAGATGACGATATCCATAAACACCTGGCAAAACACTACTACAATAAAGAGGACATAACTAAAGAGGAGTATGACGAGAGTAAGGGATTAACTTTCAGACTTCTGTACAATGAGTACGAGCTGGAGGAGGTTGAAAATATTCCTTTTTTCTCAAAGGTCAGGGACTTTAAACACACTATGTGGGATCAGTACAAAAAAGACGGGTATATAAAAAGCTTCCTTACCGGAAAGAGACTCACTGGAATTGAAACAAAAACCCAGATATTGCCATATATACTGCAAGATTATGAAACTGCTAGAAATCTAACAATACTGTCCAATCTTCTAAAATTCCTAAATAATAAAAGGAGCCGACTGATACTTTACTGCTACGACTCATTTTTGATAGATTATTCTAAGGAGGACGGAAAGGCCTTACTAAACGATATTTTAGGCATTTTGCAAGAGGGGGGATATAAGACTTCCGCTAAGTTCGGAAAAAACTACCAGGATATGAAATCCATCTAATTTTTACCTATTTTAATGATATTTATATATGTTATACGAAGATTATGAAGTTACAATAGAAGATACGTTGAATAAACTATTCTGCACTTTTACTCAAAAAGACGGTATAGAGGAAACTCTTTTTAGGATAAATAGTACCTATACGGTACTGTATTCTAAAATATTTGTATTGGAGGTATCCGACAGCCTGGAGTTTGTCTGCACGTATAACATAGATATAGAAAATACTGAAAAATCAAGAGTTCTCCCAGGGACTATTTTAATGCATAGGAGGAAAGAAACAGATACCTTGTATACTATAAACTCTCTGAACTTATTGATAGCTGATTTAAATGGGGGAATCCTGGATAAAAACTATAAGGTTAATTGGGGAGACTATAGAAATAGTATGCTATTAACCAGAGCAGGGAAGTTCACCCATTTAAATACTAAAGTGCATAAAATAATAAACACTAATTAGGATATTATTTTTTGTTAATATCCTAATAGTTGTTAAATTTGCTAATTATAATTTTGCTAAAAACTAAAAACAAAACAGCATGGCATCAAACATGGATCTTATCAAAGAAAGACTTGCAAAACTTCAATCAAAAGGCGGTGGAAACGGGGAAAAAATAGACTACGCAGCGCTCTTTTGGAAACCAAAACTCGGTAAGCAGGTTGTAAGAGTTGTCCCCCGTAAGTCAAACAAAGATTACCCCTTCGTAGAAGTCCCCTTCCATCAGTACAATGTGTTTAAAAAAAGTGTTTATTGCTTAGAGGCATTTGGAGAAAAAGATCCAGTTATGCAGCTAGTGAAAGAACTGTACAATGAAAACACAGAAGACAGTAAAGAGTTAGCCAAAAAAATCAGGCCTCGTACAAAGTATTTTGCACAGGTAGTCGTAAGAGACGAAGAAGAAGCAGGAACACGTATTTGGGAATTTAATAAAACCACTTACGAAAAGCTTTTAACCATCATGGCTGATGATGATTATGGAGATGTTAGTGACATTTCCAGTGGAACTGATCTAACAGTTGAAGGATATAATGATTCAGTTCAGATAGGTAAGAAAACTGTTAACTACATAGCAGTAAATATAACTCCAAAAAGAAAAACGGCCCCTCTATCAGAAGATGCAGAAGAGGCTAGAGGATTTTTAGAAAATCAAAAAGATATCCTGGAGATATATAAGAAGTATACATATGACGAGATAAAGTCTATGTTGAAAAACTACTTAGATCCTAAAGAAGAATCTGAGGACGAAAAAGAAGAGGAAGACGAGCCAGCAGTAAAAGCAGAGGTTAAAAAAGAAGCCCCTGTAGAACCTGCACCAGCAAAGGCTTTAAAACCTAAACCTAAACCTAAGGCAGAAACTAAGGTCACTATTCCATCAGAAGAAGACGATGATGATGACATCATTGAAAAGGCTGATGAAGAAATCCCAAAGAAAAAAAGTAATGCAGATAAGTTCAATGAACTATTTGTAGATGACCCGTCATTTTAAATAACTACATATGGATGACAAAAAAAATATCAAGAGCGCTGTAGCTGGCGCTCTTGCTAAGACTTCTAGTGCCTTTAGTGTAGAGAATTTTAAGAAATCAAAAAATCTTACAGAGGGCATTAAGTTTAAGAAACAAGAGTGGATACCATTATCCACCGCATTTAATAATGGTATTAGTTTACCAGGTCTCCCTAAAGGGCATATAAGTATTTTAAGAGGGCATAGTGATACTGGAAAGACTACTGCTATGATTGAGGCAGCAGCTTCAGCTCAGAAATTAGGGTTACTCCCGGTATTTATTATGACCGAAATGAAATGGTCTTTTGAACATGCCATTCAAATGGGACTGGATGCGTTAGCGACTCCAGATACAGAGACAGGAGAAGTGTTGTACTCAGGAGATTTTATATATGTTGACAGATCATCTTTAAATACTATAGAGGATGTGGCTTCATTTATACTTGATATGTTGATGGAGCAGAAAAAGGGAAATCTTCCTGTGGAGTTAGTTTTTTTCTGGGACTCTGCAGGATCTATTCCGTGTCAGCAGTCTGTAGACAGTGGTAAAAATAATGCCATGTGGAATGCAGCTGCTATGTCTACTCAATTTGGAAATTTTATAAATCAGTTGTTTCCACTGTCCAGGAAAGCTAGTAGTAAATACACGAACACATTTGTTGTTGTCAACAAGATAAGAGTGGAATATCCTATTAACAATCCAATGGAAAAGCCTAAAATGAGAAATAAGGCTGGTGATGCAATGTTTTGGGATGCTTCTTTAGTTGTTACCCTAGGAAATATAACAAATGCAGGTGTCTCTAAAATAGAGGCTACCAAGGATAAAAAAACAGTTGTATTTGCTAAGCGTACAAAGATATCTGTAGACAAGAATCATATCACTGAATCTACTACATCTACACGTATCATAATGACTGCCCATGGATTTATAGAAGATACCCCGGCAGCATTAGAAAAGTACAAAAAACAGCACAGACATGAATGGTTATCTATCTTAGGAGAGGGAGAAGTGGAGGTAGTAATAGAACCGGACATAGCAGAAGAGATTAAGATAATGCCGAAAGGTTATATTTTAGATGACGAAGAATAACTAAGATGAATAAAGACCGACTATTAGACTTATTTTCAAAGATTCAAAAAGATGAAAGACCATCTAACTTTCACTTAAATAGCAGAGTTCTATTAGTAGATGGATTAAATACATTTCTAAGAGGATTTGCAGGTGTTGGAAGGATGAATCTTTTAGGACATGAAGTAGGTGGTATAGTCGGTTTTTTATCGTCTTTAGGTCATGCAATAAAGCTACTAAATCCAACTAGAGTAGTTGTTGTGTTCGATGGCGAATCCGGGTCCCAAAATAGAAAGTATCTATACCCAGACTATAAAGCCAACAGGGATAATAGTCGAATAGTTAATAAGAAATCATTTTTGACAAAAGGGGATGAAGATGACTCAAAGTACAATCAAATAGTAAGACTCGTAGATTACCTATTATATTTACCAATTCTCAATATATCAATGGATAGATTGGAAGCTGATGATGTAATAGGTTTTTTAACTAGTACAATTCAAGAGCAGTACGATGATAGTGAGGTTTTTATAATGTCATCGGACAATGATTTTATGCAACTTGTAAATAGTAGGGTTAAGCTATATAGTCCTACTAAAAAAATAATATACCATGTGGATGATATTTTAAGAGAGTTTGGAGTTCATCCTAATAACTTCTTAATATACAAGGCCCTTGTAGGTGACTCTTCTGATAACATACCTGGAGTGTATGGATTAGGTGACAAGAAAGCCCCAAGCCTATTTAAATTTTTAGAAGAAAGCGATAAAAAAAATTTAGAATATGTTTATGAGGTCTGCAGAAATGCAGATAAAAAATCTGTCCTTTATGATAGGGTTTTAAATGTGAGTAATGAGGTGGAAGTTTTTTATAAAATAATGGATCTAGAAAATCCGAACATATCAGAAGAGGATAAGAATTCAATTGTATTTAAGTACCACTCCAAGATACAGCAATTTAAAAAATATGATTTTATGAAGCTGTACTCTCATGATAAAATGGGAGATGCTATTAGAAACCTAGATACTTGGTTGAATTTATTCTCATCTCTTAACAACTATCAATAGAAGAAATACATGACAGCCAATAAATTAAATGAATACGGACATCAATTTCAGATTAAGGTTATTTATTCTCTTCTTAATGATAAGCTATTTTTACAGAAAATATATGATGTAATCACTCCGGAATACTTTGAGGCTCCTTCTCATAAATGGATATTGAATATGATCCTTAAGTACTATACAAAGTATAATACTTATCCGACAATGGAAGTTGTCAAGATAGAAATGGGTAAAGAGCAGAATGAGGTGTTGAGGTTATCTGTAAAAGAAGAATTAAAGCAGGTATATACCACCACACACGATGAAGTAGAGTATGTAAAAGAGGAGTTTTTTGATTTTTGTAAAAACCAAAGGCTGAGAGATGCCCTTTTAGCTTCTGTGGATTTATTGAAAGAGGGAGAGTACGAAGGAATCAGGAAGATAATAGATCAGGCACTTAAGGCAGGAAATGATAAAAATAAAGGGCACGAATATGCAAAGGATATAGAGTCCCGGTTTAGGGAGGAAGAGGATCATAAAATACCGTTCCCATGGAAAGTCTTCAATGACATAACCGAAGGGGGGCCTGGGGATGGAAATCTGGTCTTATTTTTTGCTCCTCCCGGTATAGGTAAGACTACAGTAGTTTGTAATATAGCTGCTTTTGCAGCAAGGAAAGGGTATAAGGTACTGTATTACAGTTTAGAACTTACCGAAAGGTATATAGGTAAGAAAATAGACTCTATCCTGACTGGCATAGATATAAAGATGCTAAAACATCATAGGAAAGAGGTTGCCAAAGCTATAGAAGATCTTCCAGGTGAGATACTGATTAAAGAATACTCCCCACGTAAGGCTTCACTGGATACTATAGAATCTCACCTGAAGCAAATAGAGGCTGATAACGGCTTTATTCCTGACATAGTCATAATAGATTACCCTGATCTTTTAAGGGCCAGGGCTGTCCGTAAAGACCTCAAACAGGAGCTAGATGACATATACATTGATGTCAAAGGATTAGCCACCGAAAGAAAAATTCCTTTTATATGCCCTTCTCAAATTAACAGACTTGGAGCCAAAGATGACATTATCGAAGGAGATAAGGTATCTGGTAGCTATGATAAGATGATGATAGCTGATTTAAGCATCTCATTGTCAAGGAAAAGGAAGGATAAGATAAACGGTACGGGAAGATTCCATATAATGAAATCCAGGTTAGGACCCGATGGCATGACATACAACGCTACCATTGATCTGGAAAAGGGTAGAATAGATATATCAGAAGATTTATATGATGAGGATGCTGATACAGATGGTGGAAATGGTGATTTTTCCGGTGAAGAGCTAGATAAACTAAAAGGAAAGTTTCTTAGAAAAAAGTAAATTGATAAGTATCATATATACAGTAAAAAAATAAATGAAGACGGTGAATATTTTCAGTAGTATATACAGTATTTATTCTTACCTCCGTTAATTTTTAAACATAAAACTTCAAAAACATATAAATGAAAATGACTGATTTCACCAACTATATTGATGTGCCATGGGGCGAGATAGGATATATAACATTTAAGAGGACGTATGCTAGACGATTAAAAGAAGATGATCAAAATTCTGAGACAGAGGAGTTTTATCAGGTGATAAAAAGGGAATTGGAGTCTTCGGAAAAACAACTTAAAGTGGGTTTCACAGAGGAAGAGAAGCGTAGGTACTTTGAGCTTAGGATGAAATTAAAATTTTCTGTTGCAGGTAGATTTATGTGGCAATTGGGAACTAAAACAGTAGATAAACTTGGATTGCCTTCTTTACAAAATTGTGCTTTTACAGTTGTAAATGAACCTATTAAGCCTTTTACTTGGACATTCGAAATGTTAATGCTTGGTAGTGGGGTTGGGTATAACATACAAAAACACAATGTATATCAATTGCCAAAACTAAAAGGCAAAATAAAAATAGAAAGGAAGGATACTAAAGATGCAGATTATATAGTTCCTGATTCCAGGGACGGGTGGGTTAAATTATTAGGAAAAGTACTGAAATCACATTTTTATAGTGGGGAAGGGTTCTCTTACTCCACAATATGTATAAGATCTAAAGGAGCACTTATTAAAGGTTTTGGAGGCACTGCCTCTGGGCCGGAAGATTTATGCTGGGGTATTAATGAAATCAGTAAAATACTAAATAGCAGATCTAATAAAAAACTAAGGCCTATAGATTGCCTAGATATTATGAACATCATAGGATCTGTAGTGGTTGCTGGTAATGTAAGGAGATCAGCTCAAATAGCTTTAGGTGATTATGACGATTTAGAATTTTTAAAGGCTAAGAGATGGGATTTAGGAACTATCCCTAATTGGAGATCCATGAGCAATAACTCAGTAATAGCTCCAGATAATTTTGATGATTTGACTAATGAATTTTGGGAGACTTACAATCAAGGAGAGCCTTATGGACTTATAAATTTAGAATTAGCAAAAACAGTAGGAAGAACAGGAGAAACTCAATATCCTGACCCTGATGTTGAAGGGTTTAATCCTTGTGCGGAACAATCTTTGGCTAATTTTGAAACTTGTTGTCTATCGGAGGTATACTTGCCTAATATTGAAAGCTACGAAGAGTTACTAGAGGCTATAACTTTCGCATATAGAATGAGTAAGCATTCATTGAGTCTGCATTGCCACTTAAAGGAAACAGAGAGCATTGTTCACAGAAATATGAGAATGGGCATTGGTATGACAGGAATTCTACAAGCATCTAAAGAGCAAGTAGAGTGGTTAAAGAATGCTTATGTTTGGCTAAGATCTTATGATAAAAAATACTCTGCTGAAAAGGGATTCCCCCCTAGTATTAAGTTAACAACTATTAAACCTAGTGGGACATTAAGCTTATTAGCAGGAGTCACTCCTGGAGTACATCCAAACCCTGCTGGCCCATATTACATTAGAAGGATTAGAATATCCACTCAATCTTCATTAGTAGAAGTATGTAGAAAACATGGATACCCAATAGAATACCAAAGAAATTTTGATGGAAGTGAAGATAGGTCTACTATGGTTGTTTCTTTTCCTTGCAAGGTTCCAGAGGCAACTCCGGTGGCTGCAGATTTTGGTTGGAGATCTCAATTAGATATGGTAAGAAAGTTGCAATCTGAATGGTCTGATAATTCTGTCAGTTGTACTGTTTATTATAAAAAAGAGGATCTCGATGATATCAAGGACTACCTTAAAGAGCATTTTAAAAATGAAATAAAGACAGTATCCTTTTTATTATATCGCGGTCACGGGTTTGTTCAAGCTCCATATGAAACAATAACTAAAGAGCAATATATGGAAATGAAAGAAAAAGTCAAACCTATAACGTCTATTGAAATAAAAGAAGAGGATTTTGATTTACTTGAATGTAGCACAGGAGCTTGCCCAATTAAATAATTTTAGTATCTTTGCTTTCTTGACCTTAAAACATATACCATGACTGTAATTACCGGAGGAATATTGATATGCTTAGTGATAGCAGTAGCTTATTTGTATCATCAGTTGGATATTCAAAAATCTATGAACATTGAGATGGTGAAATTTATTCTAATATCCACTGCCACAATGGATTTTTTAACAAAGCAATTTGATGAAATAGAGAAGCAGATTTTAAAGAAAGTTTCTGATAGTGAAAATACACCTTTACCTTAAATATTAAATTAATAAAATTGTTATGGAATTTAAAACTTATCAAGAGTTAGCTAAGACAACTGCCATATATCCGGAAAGAGCAAAGGTTTATTACCCATGCCTGGGATTAGCTGGAGAAGTTGGTGAGGTTTTGGAAAAAGTTAAAAAGTCTATAAGAGATAATACTGACTTATCCAATCCTTTAACTAAGGCTGAATTGACTAAAGAACTAGGAGATGTGTTATGGTACTTAGCAGCAGTGTCTAGCGACTTAGATATAAGCCTGGAAGATGTTGCTGTTATGAATTATGAGAAGCTGAAATCCAGATCTGACAGGAATGTATTACAAGGCTCAGGGGATAATAGGTAATCTTATGATATGCAGGAAAAAAAATATGTTACGGTAGACTCCGAAGACACTCTTATAGAGATGATACAGCATATAAAGGAACACTCTATAGTTTCTTTTGATACAGAAACTACTAGTCTGAATACCAGGAAGGGTAAGGTAATAGGCATATCTGTTACAGGTGAAGTTGGTAAGGGGTACTATATGCCCACTATGGTATATGATGGTGAGCTGAGAGATTCATATATAGATGGGATACTGTGTCATGATCTAGCTAAGAAAACCATAAACTTACTATCCAAAAAGAAACTGATTGGTCATAATCTTTCTTTTGATGTTAGGATAGTAAAATCCAACTACGGTATTGATCTAGTAGATAGCATATATGCAGATACTATGCTCCTTGTTCACACTGTTTGTGAGGAAGGCGCTGGTAATGGAACTGCTTCTATATTTGCATTAAAAGAGATAGCCATATCTATACAAGAACAGCTGGGCCTGGATATAGAAAAAGAGGCTAATGAAGAACAGTTAGCTCTAAAAGCATCTATAAAAGCTAATGGGGGCTCTACCACAAAAGATAATTATGAGATATGGAAAGCAGATATGAAGATCTTATCAGATTATGCCTGTGCTGATACCGACTTAACGCTAAGAATATTTAATCATTACGAGCCTATATTAGAAGAGGAAGGGTTAACTAAGTTATTCTATGAGGAAGAAGTTATGCCTTTATACAGGGAAGTAACCATCCCAATGGAATCAAATGGCATGGAGTTGAATATGGAACTCATTCAAAGCTCCAGAGAAGAGATAACTAAAGAGCTGTCTTTTTATAAAAAAGAAGTAGTTGAAGAGTTAATAAAGATCCCAGAAGTCAGGGAATGGGTAGTTAGTAGAGCAATAAAAGAATTTCCTTCTAGCCATAAAGGTAATTTTGCTCAAATGTTATTAGAGTATAATAAAGTATCTCTACCTGTTTCAGAAAAAACAGGAAAGTTCCTGATAAATGCTTCAAATGTATCAAAACTACCTGATAGTCCCATAAAAAATTATCTAACTACTGGACTTCCTTTTGGAATAGAGGATGAACACCTAACTAAAATTAGTGTTCTACTTTGGAAAAAAAGCCAGGATGGTGAATATTTCAACATACAGTCTAAAACCCACATGGGAGAGATTGCTTTTAAGGCATTAAAGTTTAAGCCACTAGCTCAAACTGATGCCGGGAAAAGTAAATTTGATGAGGAGTTCATACAGAGCATAGCCAAAAATAATAGGTGGGCTAAGTTGTTAAGAATATACAACAAGCTTCTGAAAATAAAATCTACCTATATGGATAGATTTTTAGACAATCAAGAAGATGGTCTATATTATTTTTATTATAAACAACATGGTACAGTTTCTGGAAGATATGGATCTGATGCTCAACAGTTACCCAGGCCTATAGATGAGGGAGAGGATGAGGAAATCATAATAAAGTATAATAATTTAATACGGGCCTTTTTTATCTCTAAGCCCGGGAAGGTGTTTATAGACTGTGACTATGAATCTCTAGAGCCTAGGGTTTTTGCTCACGTATCAGGAGATGAAGGATTAAAAGACATCTTCAGAAATAATTGGGACTTCTACTCTACTATTGCGATAAGGACAGAGGGACTAAGTCAATACTCTCCCAATAAAAAAGATCCTAATTACTTAAGAAATGCTGCACCACAGGTCCGGACAAAAGCTAAATCATATTCATTAGGAATTCCTTATGGTATGGAGGCCTATGCTCTTGGAAAGTCCATAGATGTCTCCACTAAAGCTGCTCAGGTATTGATAGATGGGTATTTAGACAGTTTTCCAAATCTAAGGAATTGGATGGAGGAGTCAAAAAAATTTGTGAAAAGAAACGGTTATATAAAAAATCAGGTGGGAAGAATTAGGCATTTACCTAAAGTATCATATCTTTATGAAAAGTTTGGAGACAAATTGTTAGATAGGACTTTTCAATCATGGTTAATGTCTCAATTAGAAGAAGATTTGGTTATAAACATGGTTAGGGATTATAAGAATGGGGTTAATAACTCAATGAACTTCCAAATACAGAGCTTAGCTGCCTCCATAGTCAATAGGGCTGCAATAGAAATAAATAGAGCTTTAAAGGAACATGGGATTGATGGATTGGTTGTGGCTCAGATACATGACCAGTTAGTTGTGGAAATTGAAGAAAGTCAAGCAGAGGAATTTTCTAAAATAGTGAGAGACAAAATGGAAAATACAACAAAACTTTCCTTACCTTTGGTGGCACCTCCTGCTATATCTAAAAACCTGAAGGAAGGTCACTAATCAAAAATAAATATAAAATGAGTAAACTGGTAGCCTTGCACGACAAAGTTATTTTAAAAAAGATAGACTCTGAAGATACTGTAGTAGGTGGAATTATTATACCCGATACTGGTAAAGAAAAATCTAACTATTTTGAAGTAGTGGATGCTGGCCCTGGGATGTTTAATCCTCATATGGGTGGATTTTTTCCAATGGAAACAAAAGTGGGAGATGTTGTAGTAGTTCCAAAAGCATCCGTGACTCAAATAACAGTAGACGGAGATGAGTACTATGTTTGTAGAGAAGTGGAAATTTTAACTAAAATATCTGATTAATAATGGAAACTACCAAGCATTTGGCATTTTTATTAGACTACCCAGCACCTGGAAAATTTATGATGTTTCCTGACTACTATGAAAATATGCAAGATGACATAGACAGTAATTACATTCCTGTTGAGTTCAAAATAACAGACATCAGATGGGATGCAAATTTATCAAGAACTCCTTATAAAGTATTTAAGCTTAAAGAAACTAAAAAACCTAATAAAAAATGATAAAGACTGAGTTTGGAACTGAACTAAAGAAAAAACTATTAGCTGGTATAAATGCTCTAAATAATAGCGTATCTTCTACATTAGGCCCGGGTGGCAGGAATGTTATTATCAGGGGAGATGACGGCACTATTAAAATAACTAAGGATGGCGTAACTGTAGCTAAAGCTTTCAGTAAATTAGAAGATGATGTAGAAGATATAGGTGCCCAGATGATAAGGACAGTGTCTGAGAGTTCTGCAGATAAGGCAGGGGATGGTACTACCACTTCAACTCTACTAGCCACTATGATGGTAACAGAGGGCATTAAAGTAATTGCTCAAGGGTCAAATGCGGTGGAAGTAAAGAAAGGCATAGATAAGGCAGTTAAAGCTGTTGTTAGTGCTTTAAAGAAGATGTGCAGACAGATATCATCTGAAGATCAAATACGCCAGGTTGCTACTTTATCAGCCAATAATGACGAAGAGGTTGGAAATCTTATAGCCACTGCCTTAGATAAGGTTGGAGTAGACGGAGTAGTTGCAATCGAGGAATCAAAGACAGGGGAAACTTCCCTTGAGGTAGTGGAAGGGATGATGTTTGATAGAGGGTACAAATCACTCTACTTTGTCACTAATCAAAATATGATGCAATCTGTGTTAGAGAAACCATACATCTTCCTGTATGATGGTAAGTTAACCGGAGCATCTCAGGTAGTACCGATACTACAAGCAGCTGCAGAAGACTCTAAGGGAGTTTTAATAGTGGCAGAGGACATTGAAGGAGAGGCTCTAGCTTTGTTAGTTGTAAACAAAGCTAATAATGTTATAAAAGTATGTGCAGTAAAAGCTCCTGATTTTGGTGATCGTAGGACTCATGTATTAGAAGACATATCTATCTTAACTGGAGGAACCGTAGTAGCTCCTACCAAGGGTCATAAGATAGATAAGATGAAGAAAGATGAGATTCGTACATTTTTTGGAGAAGCTAGAATGGTTAGTGTGTCCTCAAAAGATACTACTATCATAGATGGTAAGGGATCTGCAGAAGGTATTGAGAAGCGCCTTGATGAGATAAAGGCACAAATAGGTTTAGCTAAGTCTAATTTTGAAAGGGAGAGACTTCAAGATAGATTATCCAAACTAACCGGAGGAGTAGCTATAATAAATGTAGGAGGTCTTAGTGAAATTGAGATGAAAGAAAAAAAGGATCGTGTAGATGATGCTCTTCATGCAACTAAAGCTGCCCTAGATATGGGCATAGTTCCTGGCGGCGGTGTATCTTTAATAAATTCTATAGAAGAATTCTCCACTTTAGAATTTGATAATGATGATCAATTGATGGGCTTCAGAATAGTTGAGAAAGCTTTATACGCACCTTTCAGAGTTATCCTTGCAAATGCAGGAATAGAGGATTATCATTCTGTTTTAAGCAAAATAAATACTGAAAAAGTTACCTCTGAGGATCCATATTGGGAAGGGTTCAATGTAAAAACAGGTCAGAGGGTTAATACCTTTGTTGCTGGTATAATAGATCCTACTAAAGTTACTATAACAGCTTTAGAAAATGCAGCTAGCGTAGCTGGCACTATCCTCACAACAGAGTCTGTAGTGTATACTATAGGGGAAAAGAAAAAAGAAGATATTGACTACAGTCAGTTTATGTAATAAATAATAAAAAATGAAATCTGTAAAATTAAATACAAGAAGAGATATTATCTTAATCATTTCATCTGCCCTAGTAATCATATCTATTTTCAAAATAATAGATGTAGTAAACTCAATTTAAAAGTATGCAACAAAACCCATTAGCAGGAATAAGATTTGAACAAACTACCGGAGTACTTTGTGAAAAATGTAACGGTACTAATTTTTCTGAGTCCTATTTACTTAGAAAAGTATCTAAGTTTCTTTTAGCCTCAACAAGCGATAAGGATCAATTAATCCCAATACCAGTATTTCATTGTGTAAGTTGCGGACACGTGAATGATGAGTTTTTACCTGAAGGATTAAAATCTGAAAAAGAATCTTAATGGATATTTCGGAAATAAATAAGAAGATACTTGAGAATCAAACTGAACTGAAAAGCCTGGAGACTGAAATAAAACTCTATGAGATAGGACAATCCACTCAAATTAATGATTCTAACTACTTTGAAGAACTTCTCAGCAGATCTGAAAAATTAATAGAAGAGTTAGAGAACCTAATAAATAAATTATAATGAAAGGACACCTGGGCCTATCTGAGGAAATACTGTCTAAATTAAGCAAGGAGAAAAGAGCTGATCAAAAAAATATATCATACTCACAATTCTCAGTGTATGAAAGTTGCCCATATAGATGGTACTTAACATATGCCAAAGGTAATTATCTATTTACCGGGAGTGTAAACACTATATTTGGTACCGCTATACACGAAGCTATACAGGAATATCTAAAAGTACTATTTCAAAAAAGTGCAAAAGCAGCTGATGAGATAGACATATTAGGCATATTTGAGAAAAGCTTTAAAAGAGAGTATAAAGTAGAACTTGAGAAGAATAACGGAATTCACTTTTCTAATAAAGAAGAGATGATGGAATTCTATGAGGATGGTGTAAATATCCTGGAAACCTTTAAGAAAAAAAGAAAAGAACATTTTTCCAATAGAACCCAGGAATTACTTGGAATGGAGATACCCTTAAGCGTCCCTATAAAAGATGATAGCGATGTTTTCTTATTTAACGCTTTCATAGATTTAGTTCTTAGGGAAAATTCTGATCAGACTATAAGTATGGAGGATTTCAAAACCTCTACTAAGGGATGGTCTAAGTATGAAAAATCTGATGAGACTAAACAATCCCAACTACTTTTATATAAACACTTCTTCGGTAAGCAGTTTGGTATCGACCCAAAACAAATAGTTCCTAAATTCAGAATTTTGAAAAGAAAGTTATGGGAGAATGCAGATTTCCCCCAAAGCAGAATTCAAATACATGAGCCAGCCCATGGAACGAATAAGGTAAAAAATGCTCTGCAGAGGTTAAATGTGTTTATAGATGATTGTTTTGAGCCTAATGGAGTTGCAAAAGAGAAATACCACCCTAAAAAACCTTCAAGTAGTAACTGCAGATTTTGCCCATTTAGCGATAAACCTGAATTTTGCGATAAAAAACCTGGATAAATTATACTTTTATGCCCAAATCTGTATATTTATATATACAAATATATTGATCATATGAGCAGAAACGATAATTTAAAGCTTACTTCGGTAAAAATACACTCAGATTTAGCAGAGAGTTTTAGGATAGAAAGTGCAAGAACCGGATTCTCTTTGCAAAAACTAGTTAACAGGACTATACACCTTTTTATTAATGATCCTCAATTCAAAGAAAATTTAATGTCGTATAGTTCCCTGGCCCCTAGCGGAAGCCTATAAGTAATGTGCAGTAAAAATTAAAACACATTTGTTATAATAATGAGAGAAGGTTATATAAAAAAAGAAGATAGGAAGAAGATCCTGCTGATAGCTGATGATATAAGGTTCTTTTCCGGTATTGCTACAATAGCAAGAGAAATAGTATTAGGTACGGCACATAGGTACAATTACGCTGTTATGGGAGGTGCGATGAACCATCCGGACAAGGGTAAAAGACTAGAGTTGTGTCAGTCAACTAATGATATAGTTGGTATAGACGATTCTCATGTGTTCTTATACCCTGTTGATGGGTATGGGAATCCTGATATCGTGAGATCTTTAATTGCTCATGAGAAACCAGATGTTATCATGTTTATTACAGATCCAAGATACTATATCTGGCTTTTTGAAATTGAGCATGAAATTAGGAAAACTATACCTTTCGTATATCTTCAAATATGGGATTGTGAGCCCGGGCCCTTATACAATAAAGAGTTCTACAGAAGCTGCAATACTTTATTGGCTATTTCCAAACAAACGGAGATATTGAATAGAGTTGTTTTAGGAGAGCATGCTGATAGTAAGATTATAAAGTATGTTCCTCATGGAATTCACGAAACTATGTTTTCTAATATAGTTCCAGGTCATGAGAAATACTCAGAACTTCAAGAGTTCAAAAAGAAACTTCTTAAAAAGGACTATGAATTTGTAGTTCTATTTAACAGTAGAAATATACGTAGAAAATCTATTCCAGATACTATAGTAGCTTTCAAACTTTTTCTTGATGAATTAAGTTCAGAAAAAGCAGACAAGTGTTGCTTAGTTCTTCATACTAATCCTGTAGACGAGAACGGTACCGATTTAAATGCTGTTATAGAAATGTTCATGGGAGATAGGTACAAACAGGTAATCTTCTCCCAGGTAGGATCTGATGTAAAATACATGAACATGCTTTACAACTCATCTGATGTTACAATACTCCTAAGTAGTAATGAAGGGTGGGGATTATCCCTAACGGAGAGCTTAATGTGTGGTGTTCCTATAATAGCCAATGTTACCGGAGGGATGCAAGATCAAATGAGATTCGAGAATGAGAAAGGAGAGTGGATAGAGTTCACTGAAGAGTTCTGCTCCAACCATTTTGGTAGATATAAAAAATGTGGAGAGTGGGCCATTCCTGTTTTCCCATCAAATATAAGTATACAAGGGTCCGTACCTACCCCATATATTGCAGATGATAGGGTAGACTTTAGAGATGCTGCTATAGCCATAAGAAAAGTATACGACATGCCTAAAGAGGAAAGAGAGAATAGGGGAATATCCGGAAGGAATTGGGTTACCTCTGATGAGTCTATGATGAGTGCTACAAACATGTGTAAAAATATTGTTGAAGCTATTGATCAAACTGTAGAGAATTTTGAGCCCAGAGAAAGGTACAATCTTTTAAAAGTAGAAAGAAATCCTATACGTACCTTAAAACACCCATTATCCTTATAAAAAATTAATATGCCAACAGCTTTTATCACAGGTATAAATGGAATGGATGGAAGTCATTTAGCTGACTTTCTATTAGACAAAGGATATGAAGTGTTCGGTATGCAGAGAAGAACTTCTAGCTCTGTGGGAGGGAACATAAAACACTTGTCTGGTAAGATAAATCTACTTAAAGGTGATTTAACTGATCAGAACTCTTTACTAAGATGCCTGGAAGAATCTAAACCAGATGAGGTTTACAACTTAGCCGCTCAATCTTTTGTAGGGGAGAGTTGGAATACTCCAGAACAGACTTCAGATGTAACAGGTCTAGGAGTATTAAGAATGCTAGAAGCTATTAGAATGTATAGCAAATCCGGAAATATAAAATTCTACCAGGCCTCATCCTCTGAAATGTTTGGGAGAATGGTTGAAAATCCGGCAAATGAAAATACTCCTTTTTATCCAAGGAGCCCATATGGAGTGTCTAAGCTATACGGTCACTGGATAACTAAAAATTACCGGGAATCCTATCATATGTATGCTTGCAGCGGTATTCTATTCAACCATGAATCAGAAAGGCGTGGAGAAGAATTCGTTACAAGAAAAATTAGTATGGGAGTAGCTAAGATAGCTAGAGGAATTTCTCATAAAATTAGTTTGGGGAATATAGAAGCAAAAAGAGATTGGGGATACGCACCAGACTATGTGGATGCGATGTGGAGAATGTTACAGAAAAATTCACCAGATGATTATGTGATAGCTACTGATGAGACTTATAGTGTGAGAGATTTTCTACAAGCAGCTTTTTCTGTGGTTGACATATACGATTGGGAAGAGTACATAGAAATAGATCCTAAGTTTTACAGGCCAGCAGAAGTTGACGTTCTGCGTGGTGATTACTCAAAAGCAAAAAGAGAATTGGGATGGAAACCTAAAACTTCTTTCCATGATATGGTTTTTAAAATGGTTACAAATGACATTAAATTACTATTAGAACATGAATAAATTAAGTTGTGTAATAGCTTCGCCAGTCGATACTTTTTCTGGTTATGGGACAATGAGCAGGTCGTTCATAAAATCTCTTATTAAAGTCAGAGGAAATGAGTGGGACATAAAGCTCCTATCTCTACGATGGGGGAATACTCCTTTCGGCGCTTTGAATACTGGGAATCCGGATGATATAGATTTACAGAGTAGGATCATAGATCAGAATCAGATAAAATCTAAACCTGATGTATGGATTCAAATAAGCGTTGCCAATGAATTTAAAAGCATGGGAGTGTTTAATATAGGGTATTCTTGTTTAGTGGAAACAACTCTTGTACCAGCCCCCATGATAGAAGGACTTAATGCAATGGATTTAAACCTGGTATCATGTGAACATGCAAAGACTACTGCTAAGGAAGTTATTTGGGAAAAGAAAGATAACAATGGGGTGAGCGTAGGTAAGGTAAAGTTAGAAAAACCAATGGAAACTCTATTCTTAGGATTAGATACTACTGTGTATAAAAAACCTACTACTAAAAATCTTGATCTGTCCTACATAAATGAAGATTTTTGTTTCCTTGCAGTGGGGCACTTACTTCCAGGTGCTGATATATTAGAAGATAGGAAAATGGTAGGAAGGCTTATAAAAGGTTTCTTAGAAGCTTTCAAAGGCAAAAAAAACAAACCTGCTTTAATTTTAAAATCCTCTGTTGTGGGTCATTCATATGTTCACGAAGAGGCCACATTAAAAATTATTAGTAGTGTCATTAAGACTGTAGATGATACGGATCTCCCAAATATATACTTACTTCATGGTGAACTTACTGAAGAGGAAATGTGTGAATTATATGTTCACCCAAAAGTAAAAGCTTTTACTTTGATGGGAAATGAAGGATTTGGTCTACCCTATATTGAATTTTCAGCAGTATCAGGAAAGCCTATAGTAGCTTCTCCATGGAGCGGTCATATGGATTTTCTAGAAAAAGAATTCAATCTATTTGTGGAAGGGGCCATAGAACCAATACACCAGGCTACGGTGAATGATTTCTTATTAAAAGAGTCTTCTTGGTTTAAACCTAACGTAAAGAGTATATCTGATAAACTCCAGGAAATATATTCTAACTACTCTAAGTATGTTGATGGAGGTAAAAGACAGGGGTATAGGTCTAGAACTGTTTTCAGTATGGATAAAATGGCAGAAAAACTAGATGAATTGTTGAAAAAGTATACTCCGGCTATAAGCAGACCAGTACCAATATCTCTACCAAAGCTGGCTAGTATAAAAAAACCAGACCCAGAATACTTAGAAGAAATTAAATAACCCTTATATTTGCATTATGACAAGCAAAGAATTTGTAATATGGCTAAAAGGTTTTTCTAAAGCTGCTAACTCTTTTAATATAACACCAGCTCAATGGGATTTATTGGTGGAAGAGTTGGAAAAAGTTAATGATGGAAATAAACCTCTTACAGTACTTCCTACTGGAGTATTAACTAATGATGGAGGTACTGGTGGCGGCTTACCCTGGGTGTCTACAGCTACTGGAGTTTCTGTAGCCGCTTCAGCTAATGGAGAATATAAAGATTGTACATTTACTACAGCAAAGAATCCGGAAACTTTAACTTCTGATTTACCTGGGATAAATAAAGAAGAAGTAATTCCATCAGACCCACAATTTTTAAGCATGAAAATTAAACAACTACTAATAGATTAATAATGAAAGATACATTGACTAGTTGTAGAAAATGCGGATCTCCTCTTTGTTATGAAAGACATCGTGACGGAGTTATTTCTTGGGATTGCCTTCAGTGTGGGTATACCACCAATACTCTTCTACTGGAAAATACTGAGGCTATTATGGAATATCAGTCCATGGTTCCTAATCTATTTAGGGATATTAAATTTATTGATTCTGAGGGATTTGTCTGGTACCCTAATACTGTAATAAAGGAAGGTGTGGGTATAGTGTTTCCGGATGGTACCAACAAAGAAGACTGGAAATGGGCAGTAGCTTTACACATACCTGTGAAAGAGGAAGAAAAAGAAAGATTTAGAAAAGCAGATGGGACATACCACAAGTATAAAACTGATATGAAAAATGTTATGCATTTTGATCAGGGGTATTTTTCCAAAGCTTTAGAGGCCTTAGGATTTCTTTAAACTAAATACTATGGGACATTATAGCGATTCTTACGAATATGATGCTAATAAAGCCTGGGAAAAAAAACATAAGGATGCAGATAATGAACTAAAAATCCTTATAAAAAAATTAGAGGGAGCTGACTTGGAGGATAAAGAACTAGTTTTAAAAATTCTCAGGAACATACAAAATTATCGTGGATTTTTTAAAGTATTAAACACGCACAATGGTTAGTATATCTTACTGTATAACAGTTCATAATGAGGGGAGTATGTATATAGATTCCCTTATGCAAAGGTTACTTAGGCATCTACAGCCGGAAGATGAGATAGTGGTAGTAGATGATTACTCAGATGAGCCCACCACTGTACAAGTATTAGAAAAATATAAAGATAAAATCTCCTACTACCAGCATAAGTTTGAAGGAGATTTCTCAGCCCATAAAAATTTTGCAAAGTCTAAATGTGCCAAACAGTATATTTTCTTTATAGATGCAGATGAGAATATGCATGAAAATCTCATGCTAACTTTAAAAGAAATATTATACAATAATTCGAAGGTAGATTTATACCTGGTACCCAGGGTGAATGTAGTTGTAGGACTTACACCGGAACATATAGCTAAGTGGGGATGGACTGTTAATGAAAAAGGATACGTAATGTACCCCGATCTACAGACCAGGATTATAAAAAATATAGAGACTATAAAGTGGGAAGGGAAAGTCCATGAAAGATTAGTGGGCCATGAGACTCATACTACTCTGCCTTATGAGACAGAGGACTATTGTCTTCTACACATGAAGGATATCAAGAGACAAGAATTACAGAATAACTTATACGAGTCATTATGAGGGTATTGTTCCACTCAAACCAATTGGGAATAAGGGGCACAGAAATAGCCTTATATGACTACGCTCATTATAATGAAACTATTCTAGGAAATGAATCTTATATAGCTGTACCCATGGGCAGTGATATGTCTGCTCATGATAAGTTTGTACGAAGATTTGGGTTTGACAGAATACTTCTTTATGATGATTTTACTGAGTTCTGTTCTAACTTGGTGAACATATTTAAAATAACTCACGCTTACTTTATAAAAGGTGGGGCTAATGATGGAAAACTAGTACCTGGAATAAAGAATATAGTCCATGCAGTATTTGATGGATCTCAACCTCATGGAGATCATTACGTAGCTGTAAGCAAATGGCTAGGTGACAAATATAAAATAGATTACCTTCCGCACATAGTTAGTCTTCCAAAGGAGACAGAAGATTTCAGAGACTTCATAGGAATTAAAAAGGATGCCATAGTCTTTGGTAGGCATGGAGGATATTCTCAATTTGATGTTCCATACCTAGATATAATAAAAGATGTTTGTGCCAGTCGTGGAGATATAGTATTTTTACTAATGAATACAGCGCCTCTTAATGTTTACCACGATAGAATAATACACGTAGATCCGGAAATAGATTTGGTAACTAAAACCAGGTTTATAAATACATGTGACGCAATGATACATGGGAGAATGGAAGGAGAGACTTTCGGATTAGCTATAGCTGAGTTTTTACATCAGGACAAGCCTGTGATAACTAATATAGACGGTAGAGATAGAAATCATATTCATATGCTAGGTAGTGAAGGGTTTTATTATGAAACTTCTGAAGAGTTGAAAACTATTCTACTGTCATTTGAAAAAAAGAAATACTATATGCGGCACCTGGTTAAAGATTTTACTCCGGAAGAGGTAATGAAAAAATTCAAATCTTTTTTATAATATGGATCAATTTCGTAATCTGAATCAGTTTCAAGCTTGGGAAGATAGGTTATATCCATCTTTAGTGGATAATATAAATTACTTGATAGAGAATACTCCTAAAGATGGAGTTCTATATGATATTGGCGCTAATACCGGACTACTTTCTAAAAAGGTTATAGAGAAGAGACCCGATATTCATCTGGTAATGTTTGAGCCAATAACCATGTATTACAATGCTGCAGTAGAGAAATTTAAGGAATGCACTTCTACTGTTCAAATTTTTAATGCAGCATTATCATCGGAAGATGGAGTAATAACTATGTCTGTAGATACGGATAACAGAGGGTGGAATACTATATCATCCATTTTGGATTATGGTAGCAAAGAGCTAGTTACGGGTATGACATTAAATAGCGTAATTAAGCATGGACGTATACCTCCTCCAGATGTAATTAAGATAGATGTAGAACAATCTGAGTACTTAGTTATTCTAGGGGCCAGGGAGTTTTTTAAAAATCATTTGCCATCTAAAATACTAATGGAAGTAGGGATTACTAATGATCATCCTTTGTGGGGATACGAAGTTGAGATGATAGAGTATTTGTTCAGTCTTGGGTATAAGAGATTCGATTACAACAGAAATAAATCTTTTGATGCAAAATTCGAATTATAATATAGCTTTTGTATATGAGTATGGATCAGAGTCCTGGTCAACTCCTCATTCTTTAATGACAGAGTTTAAGAATAGGGGGTGGAATGTTAGTAGGTACCATTTAGCTGAGGACCTTAGAGATATGATGAAACCTTTCTTTGATATAGTAATAACAATGGATTGGAAAGGAATAGATATTCCAAAAGGTATTAAGTCATTTTTAAATTACAATAAAACTTTCTTGGTAAGGGAGAATGGTGATACTCCTCAAAATTATTTTAAGCATTTGCCTTGTTGTGAAAATTACGATCTTCTATTAACACCTGATTATGTTTCTTCAGAAAAGTATAATGCCGCTGGTTACAATTGTTTATGGATGAACCATTTCGCAGATACAGGTATACATAATGTATATTTAGGTCATGATGAATACCCACCTGTTAGATCTACCAGAGGCAGAGGAGGTTCTACTTTTATGGATAATCTATCTTATTGCATGCCACATAAGTTTATAAACATGAATGGGTTAATGGGAACAAGGTACGGAGCGTTTTTAAATAACGGAAAAATAGTATTACAGAACAGCAGATGGGGAGAAATAACCAGAAGAATTTTTGAAGGGATGGCTTGTGATAGAATGGTATTAACCGATAGATTAAGTTCTGATACTCGCATAGATGACTTATTTGAAGAAGGAAAGGATATAGTTTACTACGACAATATCGCTGATTGTATATCTAAGATAAATTACTATCTTTGTAAAGAAGGAAAAGAGGAAAGAGAAACAATAGCTACTAACGGATATAGAAAGGTATTAGCTAACCACACCCAAGTTCAGAGAGTTGACACTATAATAGAAAATTATAAAGAGTGGAGAGAAAGTTTTCAGTAATAATTCCAACAATGTTCAGGTGCTTAGATGTTACTAGCAAGCTACTCAAAAATCTCTATGAAGATGATTCAGTAGCTGAAGTTATTATAATAAATAATAGCACTGATACTGATATTCCAGATATACCCATCTCCTTAAAATTGAAAATATATAACCAGGGGAAGAATATCTTCGTAAACCCGGCTTGGAATCTTGGAGTATCTTTAAGCACCCAGGAGTACGTAGCCATATTAAATGACGATATCACCATACCTGACGGTATATTCTCTCAAATGCATTATGTGGACTTTGATAATATTGGAGTAGTGGGAGCGTATCATCCCCTTATTCAAGAAATGGAAACTCCACAAAGATTCACTGTTAAGGATTTTCAAGTATCTCCCATACCTATAAGGTGTTGGGGGTTTGGGATTATTATGGTTATGGCTAAAAAGAACTATCCGGAAATACCTGATGATTTACTTATATGGGCAGGAGATGATTATATATTTCATGAGAATAGAAGGTCTGGAAGAGCTAATGGAGTATTCATATTTCCTATACAGACTAAAATGAGCACTACATCAAATGATCCAATATTTGATAAGATAAAAAATGCAGACGCTGTAATTTACGACACAAAATATAAAACAGACTAATATGAGATGGGATATTATTAATTACTTAGTAGACCAGAATGGGTACAAAGATTATTTAGAAGTTGGAGTTCAGGATTACGAATCCTGTTGTGCAAAAATAAAGACTCCAAATAAAACAGCAGTGGACCCTGCTCCTAGGAATAGGTGTGATTATGTTATGACTTCTGATGCTTTTTTTGAGCAATTACCTGCAGATGTTCTATACGACATTGTTTTTGTAGATGGTCTTCATCACAGGGAGCAAGTGTATAGAGATATTATAAACTCTCTGAGTCATCTTAAGAAAGGCGGTACTATAGTGGTTCATGACTGTATGCCGGATACCGAAAGAGTACAGGCCAGGGATGATCATGGAGGACCTTGGATGGGAGATGTCTGGAAGGCTATTGTTGATTTAAAAAGCGATAGAGCAGATTTAGAAATAAGAACTGTGGATCATGATTGTGGATGTGCAATAGTACGCCCAGGCAAGCAAGAGTTAACTTCTCCAACCATGGATAATTTAAATTGGGAAAGCTATCAAGCAAACCATAAAGAATGGTTAGGTGTAATTTCTTACGAACAATTTTTCGAACTATATGCAAGAGCTTAATTTAACTATAGGTATCCTATCCTGGAAATCTCCTTTGACTCTTATAAATACCATGGAGTCTTATAAAAAGTCAGGTCTATTGACTATGGTAAAAGATGTCCGAATATTCTTTCAGGAGGGTAATGAGATGGACAGGTCTATAGCTGAATTATATAAAGTGCATGCTATTCTCAGTGAAACTAATGTGGGGATAGGGAAAGCTTTTACTAGACTTGCTCAGACTGCTTTAGCAGATAATATCCTATTTCTTGAAAATGATTGGGTTAATATAGAGGATATAGGGGCCACTTATGGTAGACTTAACCAGGGACTAGAGATGCTTAGTGCAAGAACGGCTGACGCTGTTAAATATAGACATCGTAGAAACCCGGGTGAACCTTTATACACTCAGCAATATAAGGGAAGAGAGATGGCTAGTCCTAAGCATTTATTTGAGTGCTGTCATTGGGTTGAAAATCCAGATCAACAGTTCCCTGGGTTAATATGGAAAGATCCTGATACAGGATTATATGCAGCTACTTCTAAGTATGCTAACCATACTAATAACCCATGCATGTATAAAACTCATTTCTACCTTGAACAGATATCTCCATTTGCCGGGGAAGGGATAGAACTTGAAGGAAAAATAGATGGTTGGTGGCAAGAACAGCCATTTATAGTAGCTCATGGAGAAGGATTATTCACACACTCAAGAATGGATAGATGAAAGTATTTGATATGTTTACTTTTTTTAATGAGCTTGACTTATTAAAATTTAGGATGGAATTATTGGATGATGTGGTGGATTACCATGTAATAGTAGAAAGTAATCTTACTCATAGTGGAAAAGAAAAGTTTTTCACCTTAGGAGAGAACTTAGAGCAATTTAAAAAATGGAAACATAAGATAATAATGATTCAGGTTGATCAAAAGGTAGAAGGGTTGTCCTTTGACGATGTTAAGTCATATACTCCTTCTAATGGTAGCTGGATCCTAGAAAATGAGCAGAGGAATGCTCTTATGTATGCTTCCAATATGGTGAGTGATGAAGACATTGTGTTAGTAGGGGATTTGGATGAGATACCATTTCCAGAAACCGTTAAAATTTTAAAGGAGTATATTCCTATAATTTCCCCAATATCTATTAAAATGCTGTTTCATTACTATTATATGAACTGCCAAAATATAGGATATGAAAGATATTGGAATGGTACAGTAGCATGCCAGGGAAAGACTTTTAAAGAAACCACTCCTCAAGATTTAAGAAATTCCAGGAACTCAAATAAGCAAATATCAGGTGGGTACCATTTCTCTTTTCTAGGAGGGGTAGAAAAAATACGAACTAAAATACAATCTTTTGCTCATACAGAATTCAATAACCCTGAAATAACTTCTGATGAGCATATTATCAAGTCTTTAGAAAGAGGCGAGGATATATTTAACAGGCCCGGTGTAAGGTACAAGTTTGTAGGACTTGAAGAATACCCGGAGACAGTGAGAAACTTGATGCTAAAATACCCACACTTTATCAAATTATAATGAAACTAGAGGATATTCTACCAGAGTCTTGTTTTGGAACCATAGCTACAGTGTCCGGAAAAGAATCTCTGGATAAGTTAGTATTTTTTCTAGAGTACAATCTTCCAACCATAAACAGGTTCCCCTACGTAATCCTGGCCCTAAATAGGACCGATACAGTTTCCAACAATATAGTAGAGGCCTATAAAACCATATGGTCTGAGAATGTCCCAAAATCAGTTATATTAGATCTTCCGGAAAATAGAGGACACATGTTCGGTACTATAGACTTGGAGGAAGCTATACTAAGACATATAAGGTGGAAGTTACCTCAAGTGGAATATTTATTTAAGTCTATGGATGATGTTATAGTTTCCGAGGCTCTACTTTTGGCAGAAGTCCCACAGGTAGATTTTTATTATCTTCCTGGATTTAGCAATGAATCTATAGTTAGAGCTGGGTCTAAGGAAAACTTATTTAAAATATATGAAAATTTTGAAAGTCATTTTTGGACTCCTCAAACTACTTTTTTCATTTTGCGCATCAATGATATTGATATGCTTTATGGCAACGATGTTAACGATAAACATCGTGTTTATACAGAGATTAAGAAGAACTATCCGAATATAAAACCCTGGGAAATACCTTTTGATATCAAATTTGATTGTGAAACTCATCTAGGAAGAACTGTAAAAGACAAAAGCAAACACTGCTTGATCTTAGATAAATTCAAAGAATTACTGAGTTTGGTTGAAAATTATCCAATAGGGGATCCCTCCCACAAGAACATATTGTTTAAGGATATTGGAGTGTGCCATTATCATTTCTACGGCAAAGCTGTTCTTGAGGTGTAACAAGTATATACCATATTTATAGAAGATGACATCACTACTGACAATGCTCATGGAAGCACCGATAGATATAAGCACAGCTACTAAATTTGTAGATTCTGGAAAGAAAAGGAGTATCTATTATGATAAGCATTGGTTAAAAATAGAACCTGTTAGAGTGCAAAATGTGAATGGGACAGATTTTTTAATAGCATTTGAGGAAGGTGAGGACGATCTTAAAAGATATGAGCTTGGTAAAATAACTAATTGGAATATATTAGGAAGTGAGCCAGCAAAGAGGGCCGAAAAGGAAAAGCAAACTTCTAGCGCCAAAGTAGTAAAGACAGAGTTATCTGGAATGGATAAGCAGATTGCAGATGCCATTGTAAACAAAAGGATTATAAAACTATACTATCAGGGAGATAAAGAAGAAGATCCTGGATGGAGAACTAGTGTTAAACCTGTTTGCTTCGGTTCAAGGAAGGGAGTTAAGTATGTAAGGGCGTGGCAGGATTCCGGTAAGACTATAACAAAGGTACCAGCTTGGAAACTATTTAGGCTGGACAGAATAGGTGAATGGCAAGTGGCAGGGACTAAAACTTTTTATACACCCCCTAGAGCGGATTTCAATCCAAGCGGAGATAAACATCTGGATATTATATACGCTATTGCTGATTTTAATCAAGATACCCCACCAGTACCTCCTGCTAGTAAACCACCTAAACCAAGTAAACCAGGTGGTACAAAAAAGGCAGAAAAGGAACCTAGCATATCTTCACCAGGCCTGGGAGGAGGATCTACTAAACAAGAGCCTCAGTCTTCCAAAAAACCTGTAAAAGGACCAGCTAGGCCAGGAGCCTTGAATCCAGCTAGAACTGGTAAAGGACCAGCTAGGCCTGGAGCTAAAAAAGATGAGTTAAAAGAGTCTATGGTTGGAGCAATATTAGAAGCAGTGAGAATACTATAAACAAATAAAGATGAAAAGGAAAAGCAGCAAAAGAGTAGTACCGATTCTCACTTTCAATGTCCGATCCTTTAAAGACTATGAGACTATGTGCGAATCAAAAGAATCTAAGCAGGTAGTATTTAAAACATTGGTAGAGTCTGTGGAAGATGGTATTAAAAATAAAAAATCTAATGCTGAGATTTTTATGCTTGATAAGGAACATTTACTAGTACTTAATAAGTTGAGATGGAGAAATAGTCTATTAAAAGCAGTTGAATTTTTTTCCTCAGAAGATATTGAGAACTATGAGATGTGTAAGAGATGCAAGGATTTAATGGACATACTAGATTCGGAATTATTAGAAAATTTAAGTTATGAAAAGTGAATTCAATCCAGAACTACCGCACCAAGAGAATGTTAAAGTAGCTATAGAAAAAATTCTAGGTCAAAAAATTACTTTAGGCAGACGTAAGAAAACTGAAGCTGATCAACGTAAAGCCCTATTTTCCACTATAATAAGTAAAATAGTAGAGGCAGAAGAGAGGAGTGGTATGCTGGATGAGGCCTTGGGAGTGAATCTTAATAATTACAATAAGATATTTTTTGAGATCATAGATTCTTTTCTTAACTTCTCTTTCTCAAAAGAGCAGATAAAGTTAATAGATTTTTTCCTGTATGACAGATACAATGCTGATGGGACTATGATAGAATTGAGAGACAAGTCTGACTTCCCTATTAAGCTGGATAATACAGATGATTTATGGAATCTTTTAAAAGGATTAGAAAATGCCACCAAACAATAATCCAGAAAAGAAAAGAACGACTAGAAAGATAATACTTGATAGGCAGGACGTAGAACGTGCTATGAAGTATACTAAGTCAAATAAAGCTGCCGCCAGGTACCTTGGACTTAGTTTTAAAACTTACAAGAACATAGCATCTCAATTCAAAAATGAGGAAGGCAAATCACTCTATGAGTTACATCTAAATCCTTCCGGGCTAGGTATACCTAAGTATGCTAATACTAAATCCAGGGGCCCTGTGTTACTGGATATTCTTGAGGGCAGGGTTGATACCAATATGATCTCTATGAAAGAGATTAAGGGTAGGATAATATCTGAGGGGTACATGAAAGAGGAGTGTTCCCGTTGTAAATTCAGAGAGAAGAGAGTTTTGGATGAGAAAGTTCCATTAATAGTAAACTATCTGGACAACAATAAAAAAAACTGGAAATTAGAAAATTTAGAATTTCTATGTTATAACTGCTATTTTCTTCACGTAGGTGATGTTTTTCAAAAGAAGCAAGTAGAGGCCATGGAAGATTACAAAGTTTTCACTACTCCCATAGATCTTGAACTACCCAAAATATATGATAAAGAGATAAAATCCTCAGTTAACTTAGAAAATAAACATATTTATAAGAGTGAGGAGAAACCGGAGGATTTTGGTAATGATTTAATAGTTTCAATTAAAAAGAGATGAAAAGGCAATCGCATCTATCACAGTCTGCAGATGAGTTATTAAAGAGGTATGAGGACTCTCAGAAGCTCTCTAAACTATCTACTTTTGCATCAAACTTGACATCAGTATTAACAGGAATCCCTGAAGACGAAATACTGCGTAAAGAGGTATCTAAACAGATTCCAAAGTTAAAAGAAAGACTGGAAGAGAGGTTAAAATTCTTCCAGGCAAAAGAGACTTGGAACGGTAATATACCTAACCTGGAAAGGGAGATAGTAAAGTGCGAGGAGATTGAGGAGAATATGAAGAGGGATCAGAATATGGATGATGTTAAAGATAGCTTAAAATGGGTATACCATATAAAGAATAAGTATGGCTTTTAAAATACTCCAAATACTAGTTGATGATCTGGATACCCCTCTAGAGGATCTCTTGAAGGAGTATGAGAGGGAATTATCTAGTAAAATAGTAAGCGGTATTTGCGAGGCTGTGGATGAAGATAAGACCTATGTAGAGATAGCTAAAATTATAACTCCCACCCACAATATAACTTTAAAATCAGAAGAGCAGTATTTTATAAAAGCGTTAGAGATAAACATGAAGACCTTAATATTGTATGAAGATTTTGAACTTTGTGCCCTGGCTGTAAATGGGATAAAAAAAATTAAGGAGAAATATTCACAGAAATATTTGGAGAATTGATTTCACTGATGTAATTTTACCCTTCAAATGTGTTTGATATGTGGAGTATTCATTTTATAATAATAGCTGCTATAGCAAATGCTCTGATGGATTCTGTTGAAACTAGTATAGCTTTTAGAAAGTCTATCTTTAAAAACAGAAATCCTAAATGGTGGAATAAGGAAGTTTCTCATTTATACGTAGGGTTTCTACCCCACACAAAATATAGGCCAGATGCTTGGCATTTAGCTAAATCTACTATGATATTTTTTTTAATCCTTGCCATAGTAGTATATAGCCCAATATTTTCACAGTTATACTGTCTTTTTATAGAAAGTGATTTTTGGTCAAATTTCTTAGGAGCAGTATCTGATTTAATTTTCTATGGTATTTTTTGGAATATAGCATTTAATACTTTCTATAATAAGGTATTTAGATAGTTCTTTTACATAACGGGCCCGCCTGGTTTTGACGGGAATGCGAGTGGTAATCACACATGCAGTCAGAAGTACTAGATGACTTTAAATCTGTACAAAAAACAAACGACAACGTAGAACTTTCTACTTGGAGTTTCGAAGATGCTATGGCATTTGTAGGAGCGGACGAAGCCGTAATGGCCTAGTTCTCCGGGGTATCTATACCTTGCAACAGAAAATAGAAATGCACATGCATATGCTCAAGGAGACACAATGATGCAGTGATCGAGGCAAATATGTGCTGCCTTGCGAGTTTTCTTAGTTTTCTCAAAACTAAGTGGTGGAGTTTGAACCCATAAAACGGTTCAGCCTTTATACTGATCAGCTTGCAGATCAAATTACGGAGCAGGTAGCTCAGTAGGATAACGCTGCGGCTAGTATCCTTTTAAGTTCGTGGGAAGGGCAGCTCTCCCAATGACGCTGAAGCCAGTACTAAGCATGTGATATGCTGTGATTATTGTCTTCTTTCTCGGACGTGGGTTTAATTTCGGACCCCCATAGTAGGGATACTGTGGTAAAAATTGGAAGAATTGCTGGAAAGCTAAGTCTGCAAAGATATGCTAATCAGCAGCCTAGCTTAGGGGAAGACCTAAGAAGGTTCAGAGACTAGGGACACTACGGTGAGCCCATAGCATCCAACATCTAGAACAGATGATGATATAGTCCACCCCAGTTAGAAATAATTGGATAGAACTTGGAAGAGTTCTTTGAGGGATAGCGACTCCCACCGGGTCCACATTTTGTAGGCATAAACAAGTCCTATCATATCTAACGATATGAGATATTACCATCGGAGCGGCACAGATGGGACGAATACGCACCTACTTTTTTTAGAATAAAACTTGTTTGTATTTAGTACAAATTTTATAACCAAGTTGGATTCTAGGTTTTATTTGGTCAATAGAAAAATCTACTATATCTTTGATTTCTAATAGCAACGGATCATTGGTTGATATAAGATCGGTACACTCAAAAAACTTATATCTACTTTTATCTAAACCTATTTTAGTTATTTTTAAAGTATTGTCAAAAGATATTAGTTCTTTTTCTAGCCTTTCAAGGTGAAGTAAGTGTGGAGAAATAACCCTTTCCAGGAAAGATTCATCCACTTTTTGAAGATATGAGTATAAGACATATTGTTTATGCTCAAAGTCTATAGGAGGCTCGTAGTACCAGGTTATAGATAACAGTTCCATAACAATAAATATATGGCATATACCATTAGCGTTTATTTAGATGATGGCAGAATTTTTGAGTATGATGTACCTAGTGCAGAGAAAGTACGAGAACATGCTTCTGCAATAGTGAAAGACGGGTATCGTCATAATGATGGTATTATTTTTGAGCATTATCCTCCTCATAGAATATTAAAAGTAAAAAGTTTATACATATCAACAAATTACCCAGACACAGTTAAAGGAACTTAAATTCTCCTTTTTTATGGCCTTAAGGTTTCTACCGATATGGCCTTTAAATTAATAACAGTAAATAAAAAAAACAAATAAAATGGTTAACTTAACAATTTCTCCGACCTGGTCAGATGCATTTCATTACGCTTTTTTAAGCCCATCTTACTATCTTCTTATCTTATTAGGCGTTATTGGTATAGCTCTTGGAGTTATCACTGTAATGAAGGCTCCAGCTTTAATGGAGAAATATAATATACCAGGGTTTGTTGCATACTTTGCAGCCTTTATTTTCTTTGCTGGTGGAGTGGCTATACCGTATGGTAAAGTTGCAGATATCAGGTTTGAGAATGATAAACCCATGTCTGAAGAAACAGAGAAGTACTACCGAAATATGAATGACGGTAATAGGTATTACTTTGACAGTTTATATAATAACTGTTTAATGTTAGGCGCTGCTCATAATTGCCAAGCAGTCTATAAGAAGTAAGTGATATTTTTCTCTTATAGCGAAACATTGTCTCCCTAGTACCAGTCAATCCCAACCCTATATAAAACTCCCCCTAAAGAATACCCATCAAGTTTTCTGTATGGGGGTTTTATTTTTACTTTAACATTTTGTTATGACAGAAAAAGAGCTACTGTATCATAATTTATTAATAAGTTTGCATACTCTTAGATGGACTGGTAGCCCTGATATTCACAGGCTTCTTGATTTGATAGGGGAATATTCTTACGGGCACACTAATTCAACTCCTGATGGGTATGATGATCATGAAGAGTTGTTTAATAGACTAAAGATCGGGTACGAGAATTTTTATAATAAAGAAGATAAAAAATAACCATGTACTACATTATTCAGGAAAACTTATTTAAAGAGTTTCATTATAACACCCTGATCAACTACTTAGAAAAATATGGTTTAGAGTATGAGGTTATTCCGTTTAGACCGTTTACTTACGAATTAGAATTTAAGACAGACAGGAAAGACGTTTGGTGTTTTGGATCCAATAACCTAGCTGTTGTGGCTAAAAAGTATGACTGGAATCCAGGGTCTATGTATAATGACAATCACAATATAGAAGTTTATGCTCCATACTATGGAAGTAATATGCTCAACAGTGATGGGAAGATAATATCCTTTAGAGAACCCTTACCGGAATTTCTACCTGAAATATTCTTTGCTAGGCCCACACAGGATACCAAAAGTTTCAGTGGTCAGGTATTCTCAAGGGAAGCCTGGAAAGAGTGGACCCGGGAAATAGAAGATAGCAATTTAGTACAGAATCTCACTGATGAAACAAAAATACTTGTAGCTCCTACGAAGGATATTCAGCAAGAGATAAGATGTTGGATAGTGGATGGTGAGCCTGTTACTATTAGTCAGTACAAAATAGGTAGAAGAGTTAATTATCAGAATCATGATAACAACGAAGAGGCCTACATATTTGCTAAAAAGATGGCTAAGCTATATTCTCCTGCAAGGGCATTTGTTTTAGATATCTGCCTATTCCAGGATGAATATAAAATAATTGAGATAAACTGTATGAACTGCTCAGGATTTTACGATTTAGATATGAGCAAATTATTACAAGCTCTTGAGAAATCTTTTAGTAAAGATCATTGTATTACACGGTAAATTAATAAGTCCCCGGCCAGGAATCGAAAACAGTACAGGCCTCTCTTTGAAGCACACTTTGTACTCTAAATCGTAGGTTAGCACAGTTGGCAACTCTGGTGGTATTATAAAAGTTGCACTCGGACATGTAGCTCAGTTGGTTAGAGCACCTGACTCATAATCAGGGGGTCAATGGTTCAAGCCCATTCCTGTCCACTGGAACCCCGTTGACCTGTCCGCAGGGGTAATTAACGAATCTAGCAGGTTTCTTTCTAGTCGTGAGTTAGTATTCGTTGGCGCTAAATAGTGGAGGGTGACAGTTGGGGAGAGACCCAAACAGGATGAGTGACGAAAATTGGAAGACGTATCGTAATGGTAGATATTACGAGTGTAAAAAACCTCATATTTGAGGGGCCATAATACCTGGCAGCACGTAGAGGTTCGAGTCCTCTCTCATCCACCGTACCAAGTGCAGCATTAGAAGTGTTGGCAAAGCTGCACCAAGGTTGCCAAACCTATACGCTACGGGTCGAACTCGGTTAAGAAATAACTGAAGGAAGCGTAAAAAATACCGACATTCCGGAAAGACGGAAGGAGGACGGGTTGCGAAATGGTAGACGCTATTATCTGAGAGGCTGTTTGCGAGTGGTCTGCAAAACCACATAGATGTGAGTGTCATAGGAGCAGCACACTGTAGGTTCAAATCCTGCCCCGTTCACAAAATAAAATACATATGGCTTTAGATTATGTTAATCGACTAAATGATGAAGAGATTATTGATATTGTGTGGAGCATTCTATCAAACGGTAATTTCGAAGTAGAGACCATTAATGAGTCTATCTTATGCAAATTAATGGAACTTAGAGGCACTCCCATTAAAAATGTAAAATATGTTAGAGATGTAGATGAAGATTATGCTAGGTGGGTTTCAAATAGTTTTAAATAATTTTTTATGGAATTTTTTCACCCATATGCGCTATGTACCTGTTTCACCTGTGGAGAAAGATTTACAGGTCTTAAAGGCACTATAACTTGCGGAAAATGTGAAGAGCTGTATAAGCAACCTTACGACTATACAATGAGTTATAGATTTTGGCAGAGGTTGCAAGCCTTTGTTAAGAACGTAGAAGTAAATGACCCAATGAGCCAGGAAGAGAAGGAGATGCTAATAAACATATCAATTAATAAAATTAGAGAACTTGGACTTAACAGTATCAATACAACCGAATGAGCTAAGAATAGGAAACTACGTTTATGCTGAAGGAAGCATTATACAGTTAAACGTAAAGTCTTTTGAGTATGCCGTTTGTAAATGGAGATGTAAAGATCTAAAACCTATCCCCATTACGCCGGAAATAATAGAAAAGTGTGGGTTTGTACTTAAGGGACATAATTGGGAATTTGGTAGATTTGAATGGAATTCATATGGCGTATACTGGAATGTGTGGGACGGTATAGATTTTGATCACATAAAATACCTACACCAACTCCAAAATTTATACCATTCAATAACTGTAGAAGAACTAATTATTAGCATATGAAAGCAAATGAGTTACGAGTAGGGAACTTGGTATTTTTTAGGGGCAGGGAAATTGTAGTACACGCTAAGTTACTTGTGTCAATCGAGGAAAAAGAGTACGAAGATGATTATATACAACCCATCCCACTCACACTGGAAATTTTAACGAAGTGTGGTTTTGAGAAGGATGATGACGCAGGTAACTGGAATTCACCAAAGCATGATATATACAGAGTTGGGAGTTTTAAGGTTGGTATTAAAGAGGACTTTATTGGTTGGTATAATCAAGTTGATGATGACTTTTACAGCTATTTCGTACAAGTAAAACATCTACACCAACTCCAAAACTTAGTATACGCATTAACCGGGGAAGAATTAAATATACAGTTATGAATATAAGTGAACTAAGAATAGGCAGCTGGGTGTTATTAGATACTGGTATGACTCTTCCACAACCACACAGGATAATGTCTAAGGATATCTATGATCTATGTGAAGGATTATTACCAGAGCAAATTAACATTCACCCTATACCCATTACTCCGGAAATATTACAGAAATGTGAATTTAAGTATCGGAGATGTGGCATTAGTGGGGCAGACATGTGGCAAGGTTTAGATATATGGCACAAAGACGGTATTACATTTAGAGGAAATATATCAACTGCAAGAGGAGGTGTTCTAAAGTTATATGGGTATCTAAATAGCCATATAGAGTATGTTCATCAACTTCAAAATATATATCAATCTCTCACAGGAGTGGAACTAAATATACAACTATGACCAGGTTATATACACTGAAATTGTGGTTCCAAAAATCAAACGGACTTTGCACATTCGGTATCAACAATAAGAGATTATGCATCCACCAGCAGCAAAGATTTTCCATAAGATATGGATATAAAAAACCATTTAAAATTTTTGGTTGGTACATAGAATACTTAAGTAATTAACTATGACACATAAAGAAATACTAGACAAGTACAAAACCCATGCAAGTAACTTGATATACGAAGATGCTGCACTAAAAGCAATGGAAGAAGCAGTTGCTATTAGTGAAGCAAAAATGATAAATGAATATGGTAAAACAAATGAATCGTTTAGGGCTGAACTTGCCGCTAAGGACAAAGAGATAGCGGAGGTGAAAGAAGAAAATAGGAAGCTTCATTTCATGATCCAAAATGGACTTGGGTATGAAGATTTTATTAATAGGTAAAGCTTAAAACCATGAAAATACTGAACCTAACACTAAAGAAAAAATGGTTTGATATGATTCTGTCAGGTGAAAAAAAAGAAGAGTACAGAGAGTTTAAAGAATACTGGATTAAAAGATTTGGGTATGCATATGAAAGTTCAGGTTGTCCAGAGGATAACGGGTATTGGAATGAGGAAATGAAAAATCTTCCAGATGCTATATGTTTTACAAATGGGTATGGCAAGCATCGCCCTTCATTCACTATTATGGTTGATGATTGGAGAGTAGGGAGATCTGATCATCCAGAATGGGGAGGTGATCAAATAAAAGACCAGTTTGTTTTTATACTTGGTGAAATACTAAAACCTTAATAACATGGGCAGTGCATCAACATTTCATAATTTTAAATTAGGAGATATAGTCTATCACAGACAGGTATACTCCCATAGAGAAGCTTTAAAGATTGTCGGAATACGTGAACATGAACTAGAACTAGAAGGAGATTATTCTGGTATGCACAACATAATACAAAAACAATGGATGCCTATTAAAGGAGTATCCAGGATACACAATCACGCATACAAAGCAAAGTGTAGACAAACAGCAGTAGATATAGAAGCTCTTGCGATACCCGTTGATCCTAATCATGATAATATGACAAGAACAATGTTTGATTTGCTGGGCATGGTTCTTATTCTCACAAATGACGTTTCTCTTAACCCGGAATACTAAAAACAATATATGGAATTAGAAGAACTTAAAAAATTAGAAAAAAGTATTAACGTAAAAAAACAGGGCTATAGATTTATAACGGTTTTTAGTCTAGACCATAAGAAGACTATAGCAATAAAGATATCCAACTATAAGTATAGTGACGGTACCTGGGGAGTTAATAATTGGTATAAGACTAGAGAGATGGCAGATTATATGGCTAATGAAAGAAATAAAGAAAGATAATTATATGTCTAAAAATTACCATGATATAAACACGGAAGACTATAATACAATGAGAAGTATGATTTCTGATATAGAGTTAAAACTTATTCAGGTGGATCCAATGACTCAAAGATGGTTTTATTCCTTTATGAAAGAAGTTATCTACGAGGCATGGGTAGATGCTAATAATGAGGATTCCAATGTCTTTATAAAAAATAATTTAAAATGAACGAAAATTTAGTAAGCACCAGTGCTAAAGTAACTAATTGTTTTGTTATATCTGCAGAAGATACTGTATACACTATCATCAGCTGCTATCTTACAGATTTAGGAAAAGGGGTTATGGTTATTTATCAGGATGCATATGGAGATTCAGGATTGAAATATATGTCCCTAGATAAGGTAAAAGATCATGGTATTCTTGGAAAGTATTATGAAGATATTGTATGCGTTGTAAAATAATTATATGGAGATAAGTCCCCTACAAATAATAATAGTCTCTTTAGCATCTACTGTAATAGCATTATTTTATATTCACCATAAGCTCCCTATTATTATACTAAAATATTTTTTTAGTAAGATCATTAAAATAATTCCTACCTTTGATTTCTGCAAATATGGTAGACACATATGGGGCATCTGTAGTAAAAAAATAATGGTTTTAGGTCACAAGCACTTTGATATCTGTGATGTTATGGAGAGACAGTGTAGTGTCTGTAAAAAAAATCCAACATAAATATAATGATAGGTGGCTTGATGGAAAAGCCCCAGATTCAATAACTTTAAAAGAACTTCAGTAATGGCAGATTTTAGCAAAGAGTATTGCTATAAGTATGACTCAGGAATGCCCTGGGACTTCTCAATAGAAGAAGAAGCTTCAAAATTATCTAGAGGATATTTCATAGGAATTATTTGTGAGGGATATGGGTTTGCCGGAATAGAAAAAGCAGATGATGAATGCGTATATCTACTATATTTGGATTTTGAAAAGCATACAATGATTAGAGTGCCTTATGAAGAGTTGGATGAGTATTACAAAAACACATGTAAAACATAATGAACAGGGTAATAAAGTTCAGGGCCTGGGATGCTTTAAATAAACAGTGGTTACTTGGGTACGAACTTCCTAACTTGGGAGGATTTTCAATGTTAGGAGAAGTAATGGTTTTCGGAGAGTACCAAAGAATGTTATCTTCTTTTTCTTTAGACGATTGGGACAAAATCATCCTCATGCAATTCACCGGGTTACTGGATAAAAACGGTAAGGAGATTTATGAAGGGGATATAGTAAAGTGGTATAATAAAATAAGTTATATAGTATATATGGATAAAGGTTTTTGGGTTAATGATGAAGCTTATGGTTGGGAAGGGGAAGATTTATGGAATTGGGAACAGATGGAAGTCATAGGAAATATATACGAAAATCCTGAATTAATATCAAAATAAAAATAAGGTGAAACTAGTCTATAAATACTGCTCCACAGATGAATGTACTTATTCATGCGACATATTCTTTTGCTTTGAATACGAAAGTAAAGTAAAGTTTATATTTGATGTACTTACTAAGTTCGAAGATACTCAGTGGGAGATTTACAAATCATATAGTGGGGTTGAAGAATATAAGAAAAGGGAACTTTTTAAGGGTGGCCCATGGTTGGATAAGTATGAAATAGATAATATAGAGAGTAGTGTGTACACCCTGGATGAGTGGTTTAAGTCGGAGCAACTGGAAGTGGTTTTATAGTTTTTAAAAAATAAATTTTATTGATATAATTTATTATATTTGCAATTCTTAATAACCTTAAAATATAGCTACAAATGATTTTACAAGATCTTAGAAAAGGAAACTGGGTAAAGATAGCCCCTAGCTCAATTGCAGATAGCAATATTACCAACGATGCTACTATGCCTATGCAAGTATTTGGTATAGGTGGAGCTGGAGAAGTTTTTTTTGATAATAACCAAGTTGTGGTTTCAATAGACCAAGTATCCCCAATAGAGATAACTTCTGATATCCTGGAAACTATGGGCTTTAAAAAGACTACTGCAGACGCAGCCTCAATAGGAGAATATGATTGGTGGGAGAATGAGAATGGTAGGGAAGTAATTCAGGTTTTTGATGGCATGTATACCATCTCTGATACTACTTGCAGACCGTACAATTATGTCCATGAGTTTCAAAACTTCTATTATTTCCTTACCGGACAGGAACTTGACTTTAAACTATAGATCATGGATGCATGGCAAAAATGTCCTATATGTAATGGGACCGGGGAAGGGTACACTATACACTGGGTAAGTCCTTGTAAGGTATGTTCTGGCGCTGGGATAATTTCTACTATATCAGGGCTCCCTCCTAATAGATTCTCAGGAGAGAAACTAGCACCTCCACCTCCTCCCCCACCGGATAGGGTAATAAAAGAAGGGGAAAATGTAGAACCACCTCCAAAAGATATAGTTTCCTGGACTAGGGATAATATAAAAAATTATCAATGAATAAAGAAGAGTGTGCTAAAGGTCTTGAAGAAATGGCAGATGAGTACAGAAAAAAATTAAATAAGCACTATGCTGCTTACGCCATGTCCAATAATCCAGTTAAAGAAGGGGATATTGTAGAAGATCATATTGGATCAATTAGAGTAGATAAAATCAGGATTAACAAATCTTGTGGGTCTTGTCTTCCTGAATGTTCCTATAAAGGGGTGATGTTAACTAAGAAAGGAGATCCTGTAAAAAATGGCAAAACTAGGTGGGTATTTCAATCTAATTTAGAATAATTATGGAAAGATTAATTTATATAATATTCTCTGTTGCTACAGCAACTATAGGATATAGAATTCACAACAGTATATTTTGGGCAGTAATAGACTTTTTATTCGCTCCCCTGGTTTGGTTGAAGTGGTTAATACTGCATGAAGTAAATCTCACAATTATAAAAGAAGCCTTTTCTTTTTTTCTAAGTTAAAATTAGTGTATGCAAAAGGAAAAAAAATTAACTCTAAAGAGAAGAACCCTATCCAACAATAAAGAGATATGGTATTATATTGAAGATCTTATGATTTTAATGACTGGAACTGAAGAAGAATGCAGAAAGGCATATGAAAGAAGAGTGTCTGATTTAACGAATATACCAAAGGCTCCACGTATTATAGCTGATGAAATAATAGAGGAGTTCATCTATAAAATACCATCCGCATGAGTGAAGATCCTTTTCAGTATTTGCAACAATCATTAGATAAGAATTTATATCATCAGATAGTTTACTTTAAAGATTCCAGGTATCCTGCTTTAGATGGAAAGTACTGGTTCATTACAGCCTGTTTGTATTATAAGGAGTATGATTATGTTTTGATATCATTTTTTAATGAGAATGAGGAATGTAAGTGGACAAACATAAACATGTCTCCTGAAGAGTCTATTAGCTTCATGGTAAATTCCGTGGAAAGATGTGAGGGTGATCAGTTTGACTCTGCCAGAGAAGAAGCTATTATCATGTTTAACCGTCTATTAGATAAAATCCGTTAAAAAAAAATAAATGATTATAGAAGCTAAAGAACAGTTTGCTGTATTTGAAAAAGTACCAGCACATGGCAGTGAGGTAAATGGAATTATATTAGGGCCATTTAATACCAAAGAGGAGGCCATTGAAAAAAGAATTGAGTACGGATATACTTCAGATAATTATTATGTTGATAAAATTAAAACTATGCAATATGGTGTATCCCAATTAAATGTAGTCCTGGAAAATTTAAAAGGAATACGAGAGTTTTTATCTACTTATTCGGCTCCCCCAAATGAAAATGGATGGTCTTTATCTAATCTATCTGCTCATTTTTGGGAGACTTTAGGTGAGTGCATAGATGACTTGGAGGAACATATCAATCAAGTAAAATGATCATAACACACACAGAAAACGGAGAATTTAAAGTTACGATGGATGATGGTAGAGTTGTAGATGCAGGGCCTAATATGAGAGGCATGATAAGATACACTTACTTTGAAGATACGGAAGATTATCCTCCTCCAGGTTGGAGTATAACTCAACAACAATTGATGGAAACTTACTTTCCAAAAGTACTAGAAGATATGAAATTAAATCCCGAAAAATTTGAGGGACTGTGAATACTGCATACAATGAGTACAAAAAAGGAATTATTACGAACTGGGTTTTTACATAAAACAGATAAAGGTTGGGCTGTTAAGTGGAGTGATCTACATTCATTTGCTCATGGGACTCATTGGGAAACAACTTTAATACAAGAATCTGATCAGGCCTTGTACAAAGATGAAGACGAAGATAAAAAAGTTAATTTTAAATTTATGACACTTGGTTTTGATGAAGAAAAATTTTATCAAATTACGGTAGCTAAAGTAATTGATGATAATGATGACACAATGAATGATGATATAGATGGTGGTATGGAACCGTATACCAGGGAGGAAGTTTCTAAAGACATTGTTTCAGCTTTTGAGAAACTGTCAACCTTAGAACTTTTAGATAAATTATTACTTATAAATTCAAAAGAATTTGATTACTGCATGAGTGTAATGGCAGAGACATTATCACAACTTAATAATTACAAAGAAACAAATAAAATAGTATGAATTCACTAGACCTGGAATACTCAGAACTACTGCACGACATTATCCACTTCGGAATAGAAAAGAAAGATAGAACCGGAGTAGGAACTAAATCCATTTTTGGCAGACAGATTCGCCATAACATGAAAAATGGATTCCCACTTATCACTACTAAGAAAATGTACTTTAAAGGTATTGTAACCGAGTTACTTTGGTTTCTTAGAGGCGACACTAATATTAAGTATCTTATCGATAATGATTGTCATATTTGGGATGGTGATGCTTATAAAAATTATGAGAAAGAGTGGCTAAAAGAAAACCCACCATTTTCAAATCCTCCTTATTTTGAGGATGACTTAATGACTCAAGCAATGTTCGTTGATAAAATAAAAAATAATGCTGATTTTGCAGATAAGTGGGGAGATCTTGGACCTATTTATGGGGCAGGTTGGCGTAGGTGGACAGGAAAAATAAGCCCTCTAGTAGATTATAATCATATTGTTCAGGGAGTGGAAGTAGAGGAAATAGATCAAATCCAAAACCTAATCAATGATTTAAAGAAAAATCCTGATAGTAGAAGATTAATGGTTAATGCCTGGAATGTAGCAGAAATAGATAAAATGGTTCTTCCTCCATGTCATTACGGATTTCAAATTTATACTAGAGAATTGACTTGGGAAGAACAAGTTCAATGGGTTATGAAAAATACTAATGTAGAGATGGAAAATTTTTATATAACTGAAGAAGTGTATAAGGAATCTACTCCTAAACGAGCAATCTCATTAATGTGGAATCAAAGATCAGTAGATACATTTCTTGGTTTACCATTTAATATAGCATCTTATGGACTTCTATTGGAAATACTAGGAGAAATAGTTAATATGGTTCCTGAAGAGCTTATAGGTAATTTAGGTGATACTCATCTTTATCTTAATCATATTGAACAGGCTACAGAACAGATGAACAGATCTTCTTTTGATTTACCTAAGTTATACATTAATTCTGAGTTTTGGTATCCAGGAACTAATGATGGATGCGGAATGGGCCCAGGTACTTATGGAGATAACTTTGACTCTATAATAAAAACTATCAGCATAAGTGATTTTGAAGTAGAGAATTATCAATCCCATGACAGCATAAAAGCTAAATTGAATAATTGATAATATGCCAATAAAGAATTTTACAGATAATGAATTTTTTTACTTTATAAAAAGACAAGAACTTCAATTCGAGTATTTAAAAAGAGCAAGAAATAAGATAGACTATAGAATTTCAGATGCAGATATAATGATGTTGTATGATATGGGGATTGATGCAATATCATATTGTCAAGAAGTAATAAAAAAATCTACACCAAATAACTAGTACATGACACAGCAACAAAAAAGAATTATAATGGATATTAAAAAAAGGGTTCTACTAAAAAACAATATCCATTGGTTGAACAATACGGACAGAGCAGAGTTTCAAGTGGAGGAAGGAAGAGTGCCTATCACAGATGATGATCTATTTGAAATTGTTGATCAGTATATAAACTTTAGTGTATTCCACGGTACCATATCAAAGACAGTTTAAACAACTAACACCATGAAATTTATTGATCTATTACTAGAAGAGTCTACGTCTAAATTTGAGTACGGATGCGTCATGCTATACTTCAACTTACCGGAAATAAGTAAAATTCACAGTATGATCTCAAAAAAAGATATATATACGGAAGAGGGAGATAGAACTTACGGTCTGGAAGATGAGCCACACACTACTCTCCTTTTCGGATTACATGAGGAGGTTACTACAGAGGACATTAAAAAGACGCTTAAGAAGTTTACTTTCGGTGAATGCTCTATAGGAAATGCGTCTTTGTTCAAAAATGAAAAGTACGATGTGCTTAAATTTGACGTTACCGGGGATAGCCTCCATGAAGCAAATGCAGCCCTTTGTAAGTACCCTCATACTAATGACTACCCAGACTATCATCCGCATCTTACTATAGGCTATATTGCCCCAGGAAAGGGTGACACGTATACTAAGGCCCTGGAAGGGATAAATTATAAGCTAAACCCCACTCATGCTGTATATTCTAAGCCTGACGGCAGTAAGGACACTTTAAAAATTAATATTGCTAGTAAGTAAATATTGATTAACTTTAGGCTCAATATTTGTATATTTATAGACTCACAATTAAAAAAAGACAATTATGCTTATCACAATCACAAATGAACAAAAAGTTCAAGTTTCTTTGGCCCCTGTAACTCAAGCTGGCAATCCTGCAGTACTTGATGGTGTTCCGTCATGGTCTGTAACAGAAGGCGATGCTACCTTGGAAGTAGCTGAAGACGGTTTATCCGCTTTTTTAGTATCTGGAGCCGCATCTGTAAACTCCAAAATTAGTGTTACTGCTGATGCTGATCTCGGCGAAGGAGTAATATCTATCACTGATGTTATTGATCTGGCAGTAGTTGCTGCAACTGCAAGCGCACTCGGGATCGTAGCTGGTGAAGCAATTTTGAAATAATCTAATATCAATTAATTAACATGGAAGCAAACATAGTATTCGATAATGTAAAGGCTTACAATGTCAATAAATTTGATGTTAAATTAGGGCAGACTTTTAAAGTAGAGTTGATAGACCCACCTGGAGGTATTAGATGGTTTTCAGACAATGACCCGGTATTGAGTATTTCTGCGACCGAGTTAGGTGATGAGGCTACTATAACAACTACCAGTAAAGGTATGTGTGAAATTCAACTTCAGAATCAAGAAGGTAATGTCAATAAAGTTTTATACATAGAAGTATATGACAATGTGGCAGCTACTCTGAATCCTACAGCTAAAGTTCCTGTTCTTAAGTAAATTAGTATTTATAAATGGCTTGATGAAATACTCAAGCCATTTTTTTAAGTTTAAAAAATAACCTATGATAACGACTTTGATGATGTGGTATTGTATTTTGGGATGTGTAACCTCTGTTATAGGCATAACCCGGTCTATAGCAGGAAAACAAAACCTGGATGCTGACGGTCTGGATGCATTTACCTGGTTTCTTCTTTGGTGGAAATACTTACCTTTGTACTTAATATCCCTGACTAACAGGATTTTAAAGAAAAACACCCCTTAAGGCTCAATAGATTCCGTATAAGAAAATCCGCATATTTATATATACTATGCGTAATTTTCTAAGACTTCTAATTTCAGACTCTAATAAGATATCCGTAAAAAGAGTTATAGGCTTGATATGCCTGGTAATGTTTGTAGCATATGGTATAAGAGGGTTAGTGGGTCAATTTGATATAAATTTCTCTATATTCTATGTATCCTTGTGCTCTGTGACTATGTGGATAGCATTTAGGTTTATGAGCGCTGATAAGGTCTTAAAATACAATGTACTAGGATCCTTATCTCAATTTAACCCAAAGGCATTTGTAGATAGTTATATGATGGAAGATCCGAATATGGGCCCTATATATCCAGGAAGTAGCGGTCCTACGGATGGTGAAGGACCTCCGGTAGAGCAAGTGGATCAACCAGAAATTTCAAAAAGGAAATCTAAACCTCCAAAAAATGAATAAGATACTTAAATGGGTAGCAGAAAATGGGTTAACAGTTCTCTTAATAGCAGTTCTGCTGTACGTATTTTTTTTCAAAGGAAGTAACTCAGACACTAATTCCAGAGTTAAGGAAACCAATGAGGATGTAAAAATCCTCCACTCAGAAATGGACAGTCTAAAGCAGATAGTGGAGTTCAGTGCAGGTAGACTTATGCAGCTGGAAGTAAGCCAAATGAATGTTACTGATATGATTATGGAAAATAATCGTATAATGCATGATACAAAAAAAGAGATTATAAAACTTCAAAAAGTATACAATGAGAAAATTCGTAGTGTTGATAATTATACTCGTAGTCAGCGTGACAGCTTTTTCACAAAGCGATACAGCGAGTACTACTAAGAAAGATACTGCCAGCACCACTTTACCTAAGAGAGTTACCATAGAGGTTATAAAAGACATCATCAGGGGAGACTCTTTACTGGAAGAGTATGCATACTTAAAAAAGAATTTTTATTTGCTAAGTTACACAGTATCTCTGAAGGATAGTATAATCGGTATGCAGAGAGAGTCTATAGAAGTGTATAAGCAGAATGAGGTACTTTTTAATAGAACTATATTCTTGAAGGATAAAGAAATAAAGGAATATAAAGATTTGTCCACATCCCTACAGAAAGATTTCAAGAAAGAAAAAAGAAAGAGAACTGTTCTAGAGATAGCAGTTGGGGTAGCCGTAACAGCTATAGTCCTCCTGGCTGTTCAAAAATAGTTCATACAATAGAACTTTTATTTACAGAAATGTTTAATAAAAGTTTGTAAAGTATATAATAAGTCATATTTTTGTCTTTATTAAAACTAATGAATGACTGTTTCAAATCTTCCTACTTATAGCACTAAGACATCTGTACATTCAACATCCCCTAAAGGAAACTATTTTGACCTATGTTATGAAGGATTTTTTCCTTTGTCTAATTATTACATAAACACTTTTAATACAATACCAAACATACTTTCTGTAGAGGATTTTTTAACCCTTAATTTTACTGATTTTTTAGAATCTGTAGGGTACTCACTATTTTGGATAGGTACTGATTATATAGAAAAATCTGTTCGTCCCCGTAGAATGATATATAAAAAAGATAGGGTTTTTGTTAATTTGGATTTTAAGAGAAGCTCAGACGGTTCATATATTCCATCCTTCCTTGATCCGGAAATTGATGAAAAGAACAGTGCTGGACCTGACTTTATAGAAGCAACATTCTACTTTTCCAGTAAGGGTTGTCTAGATAATGTTATACCTTTTTTAAAGGATTACGTTTTTGTAAAAGATAATAAGTCAAAAATATCATTGGTTATAGCTGGAAGAAATGGACTAAGCGTAAGCCCTCAGAATATCCAGCCTGTAAAAGATTTAGATATAGCTTTAAGCTACGGAGAATCCTTTGTACCAGTACACGATAAGATAGTATCTAAGTTAAATGAAGATGGAGGCAAAGGATTGGTTCTTCTTCATGGACTCCCAGGTACCGGAAAAACTACTTATATAAGGCACCTATGTACCCACCTGGAAAAAGAGATTATCTTTATACCACCGTACTTAGCAGAAAACATATCCAGTCCTGACTTTATACCTTTCTTATTAGGGCACACTAACTCTATACTGGTTATAGAAGATGCTGAAAAAGCTGTTCTTGACAGAGAATCTGGAAGTAGCAATAGACAGAGCGTGTCAAATATATTGAACCTGACAGATGGAATTTTGAGTGATTGTTTATCTATTCAAATAATAGCGACCTTTAATACAACAAAAGATAAAATAGATAAAGCTCTTCTCAGAAAAGGTAGACTTATAGCTGAGCATAAGTTTGATTCCTTAGATGTAGCAAGCACTAATGCTCTATTAAAACATATAGGTAAGGATGATATCTCAAGCACTGGATTGACTCTCTCTGAAATATATAATATAGGAGAAGATCTTTCTGTGGTTCAGGAGACAGACAGGCCTATAGGATTTAGACCTCATTAAATTAAAAAATAAAATACCCCACACTATGATGTTAAATGTAAAGTATAAGTCAGGAGAGTCCAGGAACCTTAATTTACATCTCTCCTTTTTTGATCCATGTGAATATACTATTTCTCAAAGAGCTACGGATTTTGCTTTTATGCATGGCAGGGACCCATATCACGTATCTGTGACAAGGGGAAATGAAATTCTTTTTGAAAGAACCTATAGGAATAATGTTCCGGAAAGAAAAGCAAAGGTTCACAAAATAGATGAGCGCCAGATAAAAAAAGATTTGAAGAAAGAATTTAAGAATGTGCCATTTACTTTAAAGTATAAAGTATAGAGTATGGGTGAGTATAAGGTTGTATGTGCTAGCGACAGTCACGGAAAGCATAAACAAGTTTCCCTTCCGGAAGGAGATATTTTTATATACTCCGGTGATTGCACTTCCATGGGGTATAAACATGAAGTGGAAGACTTTTTAAAATGGCTCAAAAACAAAAGTAGGAATTATACTTATGGATCTGTTTTTATAGCCGGAAATCATGATAGGAGTTTTGACCCTAAGTTTAGGCACCTGTTTGGGGAAATACCTGGAGTGGGAGAAGGAAAACCATCCTGGTTAGTAGATATGCTAAATGAATACGCAAACCCTGAGTATGGTGTTAGATATTTGGAAAACAGCTACGTCCAAGTGAAAGAACTTAAGATTTGGGGATCTCCCGTAACTCCATGGTTTCACGGTCTTAGTTGGGCATTCAATAAATATAGAGGAGATGATATATACTCAGTATGGGAAACTATCCCTTCCGACACAGATATAGTAGTTACCCACGGCCCAGTTATGGGAACACTGGATTATATTCCTGATCAAGATGTACATGTAGGATGCTCTGACTTAGCTAGAGTATTAGAAGCACATCAACCTAAACTACACGTTTCCGGACATATACATGAAGCATACGGAATGACAAAGAATATGGGAACCATACATATAAATGCAAGCATTTGTAATCACTCCTATATTCCAGACAATAAGCCAATAGCAATTACAATAACAAAATAAAAATTATGGTTATAGCATTATCAGGTCGTATGGGCTCAGGAAAAGATACAGCAGGTATTATACTACAACACATAACAGGTTTACAAAAAAATCTTACTACTAAAGATGTATCTTGTATAGCAGAAAATTATACAGACGATATAATTAACTCAGTATCTAATTATAAAAAAGAGCAATGGTGGCTTGAAGAGATGTCCAATTGGGAGATAAAAAAGTTTGCCGGGAAGTTGAAATTTGTAGCCTCTGTTTTGTTAGGAGTTCCTATAGGAGATTTTGAAGACCAGGATTTTAAAAAATCCTATCTAGGCCCTGAGTGGGATACTTTCTTTAGGACAGTAAAAGATACTAACGGTATTGTGACTGGAGTGGAAACTAAAAGAATGACTGTTAGGGAATTTTTGCAGAAGCTAGGCACCGATGCTATGAGAATGGGTTTGCATGAGGATGTTTGGGTAAATGCTTTATTTGCAGACTACAAGCCTCCTAAGTTATCCCAGTACAACCCATCTAATTGGATAATTACGGACTGCAGGTTCCTAAATGAGGCTAGGGCTGTGAAAGAGCATAATGGGGTGATAGTTAGAATGTCCAGGCCTGAGGTGGAAATTCCCAGTACTCATCCATCTGAAACTGAGTTAGATGACTATTCTTTTGATTATATAATAAAGAATTATGGAGATATTAGAAATTTAGTTAAAAATACTGCTATATTTTTAGATCAGTTTCAAAGTGATTTCAGCCTCTAAAGTATATTCGCCATCTGGCGAAAAATCACTTTTACACCTATTATTGCATATTTATATAAGACATTCGCCACTATTATGCCAGCTACATATCATACAGATGACGTTTATACAGAAATAATAGAGGAGCTGGAGCAGCTCAAAAACTTATACCCTTACTCTAATAACAATGATGTATACAATAAAGTAATCGATATCTGTATAGCCAAGATAAAAGAGATCTCGGAAAACAGGCCCTCCTAACTTAAACAAAATCCTAATGAGCAAAAAAGAAGATGTGCTTTTAAGAAATTCTAGAATAGAAAAGTATATTAATAGCAATCCAGAAAAGCTAAGAACAGATTACGAACAAACTGCTAAAATGTTTGGAGTAACATCAGAAACGGTTAGGCATATTTGTAGAAAGCTAAGATCCACCGTAGTACCGGAAAAAGAGGTGGAGTTTAAGATAACAGAGCAAGTTCTTATTAGAAGGGAGAATGCACAGATAAAATCATTGCAAAAACAATTATCCCAGGCAGTTAAAGATTACGAAGTTTTATCAGATGCCTATGACGTAGCCTTAAACTTAAAAAGTTCAGAAGTTAATAATACGGTCCCATCCATAGATCTCAATACCAAAAACAAACATGAGGCCACCGCTATACTTCAGATAAGCGATGGTCACTTTGGTAAGATAGTAATCCCCTCTACAGTTAACGGATTGAACACATACAATCCAGAGATAGCTAAAAAAAGAATGTCTACCTGTGCTGAAAATACTCTAAAGCTTATAAAAAAAGAAAGAGAAGCAACCAAGATAGATAACCTGGTCCTAATACTAGGAGGTGACTTTCTAGAGAATAGCCAATTACACCATCATAGTGAGATGACAACATCCATGTCCCCCATGGAAGAAACCTTGTTCGCCAGGGAAATTTTGAGTAAGTACATAAAAACAATAGCAGAGTACGCAAATTTTGACAAAATAGTGGTAGCCTGTACCAGGGGTAACCACTCTCGTATAACTCATAGGATGATAGCATCTGTGGACTATAGGATGAACTATGAAACTATTCTATACAACATCCTCAGAGATGACTTTAAATCTGAAAGTGTTCAGTGGACTATCCCGGATTCGGAGATAGCCGAAGTTGATATTTATGGTAATATGATCAGAATTATCCATGGCCATCAAGTAAAATTCCAGGGCGGTGTGGGGGGTTTGACTATCCCTCTGAATAAGTACATAATGAGACAAGATCAAATAAATAAGGCCTACTACAACTTTATTCATCACTACCATAATTTGAGCTATCCTACCACCAGATCCACTATAAATGGCAGTATTGTGGGGTATGACCCCTATGCTATGAGCATAGGATGTAGTTATGAAAGACCAATGCAGTCTTTCCAGTTAATGGATTTTAAAAGAGGTATGACAATAAAAGCACCTATATTCTGCGATTAATTATGAACAAACTAGAAGTACTTGTAGACAACAGCGGAGATATGGGATTTCTAAGAGCAGACGGTTTTGATAATGCCGTAATGGGATATGATGAAAATTCCGGAAGACTCATTTACTCGGTTTCCAAATGCATTGAAATTCTCATATCAGAAGGTATGGATAGAGAAGATGCAATGGAGCATTTTTATTTTAACGTGTCTGGAGCTTATGTGGG